TAAAGTGTGTGTAAACTTTATCGAAAGCTTCTTGCTGGGTTATCATTCGTAACTCTCTTTCAGATCGTACTGCATTGCAATAGTGTGAAGCTCACTTATCATCACTGCACGGAAGTTTTTCATAGTAGCAGAATGGTCATGTGCCTGTTGAATTGCATCCCAAAATGCAATATCGCATCCTTGGTCAACTTTTGACTCGAAGATAATCTTGGGAAGATAACCTTCACGCACCAGTTTAGTGATGCCCATCTCTTCCATCTCTTCTATGTAATCTTTAACGAAGAGTCCAACGGCGCAGCACGGAGATTTCACATTTCTAGGCTGTGAACGAAGCCGGCAGCGTGCGCCTATCATAGAAGGCTCATGCTTTTCCGTGACGAAGTATTCATAGACCTTGTCAAAGGCCTGTTGGACAGTGATATCTGGCATGCTACTCATTCCTTTCAGTCATCAGAGTCTGTATCAAAAGTCACATCTTCACTACTTGGTATGGCTTCTTCTACGTCAAGGTTTTCTGCCTTGCTTTTCCTCCGTCTTGTATATTTGAGATCGAACTCTAAGTCTGTCATCGAGCTGATTTCACCAAGTTTTGCATATAATCTCGATAGCTTGATTAAACGTGGAGAAAGAATAGCTCCTTTTTTGTAGTAGTCTATTCCATCCATCATCACACTTCTTGCTATGATGTTTACGAAACCATCTCGTGGCATTTCTTTCTTTGAATCAGTAAGCTTTGCTTCATGATTATAAAGAAATCCTTGGTTCCATTCATCATCGTTTCCAGTGGTACGCAGATAAAACTCGAGATACGTTTCTTTGTCTTCGACAACTATATCTTTCATGGTGCCTGTATTCTTGTTATGGAACGTACCTTTTCCATCTTTTAACCGGACATGAATACCGGATTGATTTCTTCGTGCAGGAATCATATTGTTTCTCCTAATAGTTGCATAAGATATTGATCTGTGACCTTTGTACAACTTCGAGCATCGCTAAAAGTACGCGGTGCTGAGTGTACGAGATAATATATCAGGAGATGCGTAGGACACGCATCTTCCTGATTTGAGAAATAGCTGAGGAACGTAAGATGGTCTTGACCTTTTGCCAAGGACTTAATGATTTCCGATAGATCGGAAATGGCATTAAGCTGCTTGACATAAGAGACCACATATTGTTCAACAGTAGGGCCTTCTTCTCCTGAACGTGTTCTACGTCCTAGGAGAGTCCCACGAGGACACAGTGCCCTTCCTATCCCCACTGATGACTGGTATGTGATTGTGAGGGTGGGGCCTGTCAGCATTCTTGATTGCGAGAGACTACGACGATCGAGATAGATCACGATGCTCCTTTAGCTTTCTGGCATATCATTGAACCCAAGGATAGTCCAACTAGCATTAGGAATGAAGCACCAGCGTTCCTTGATGATATCTCGCACTGTTTGCGTATCAGCAATGACATTCTTCAATGCACTTTCTTTTACGACGACAAATCCTCCTAGACGGGGTGGATTTTGTCTGTCTTTTGGATTGTCACTGATCTGAATAAAGATGATGCCCTGTTTCATGTATTCTTTACACTGATCGCAAGGCTCTTGGTCCATAACAGTCTTGTATGGCGCCTCTCTATCTCCAGGTAACATTCCAAAGAGTATAACGTCTTTTGATGCTCCGCAGAAGAAGCATAGCGACATTCCGGGGTTTAACCCGTGCTTTTTACTAATCCTCATGATCGAATAACCTTCCTCTGTGTATCCACTCTAGATGTGTACAACTATCAGCCATGTGAGTAACATAACTGAGACTTGTATCCCAGAACAAGTCAGAAAGGATTGCATCCGCAACTTCTGACTTATGCTCTCTTGTTTCTGTAGAGCTGAAGTTTCCTGTCTCTATGAGACCTTCAACGCTCACGCGCTTCCAACAACCGTAGCCCCTATTAATTGTTGCTACTAAAGTAGGAAGGCCTGTATCACCAGGAACAATGAGACCTGAAGTATTCATCTGTGATTGTACGCATTTAGACCAACCGCAATACCTACAGTTGCTCGTCGTTCGTTGCAAAGAACCAATTCTGAGATTGGTAACAGAATGGTTATAGCATTGAAGACAGTTCATTCTAATTTCTTCGACACCGCTTAACATATGCTGTACTCCATACTTACTTGCTTTTCTCAGAAAGCAAGTCTTGCTGCATCAATCGCGCATGACGCTCTTGGTCTTTCTTACGCCGGCGATACTCTGAACGATTGAGCGGAGGCTTCCGCTCAATGGAGGTCTTAATCTCCTCAGCACTGACTAAAGGTTTAAATCCTCTTGTCTGCTGCGCTAAAGAAGCGGCAACTACGAAAGCCATGAGATCGGTGCCTGTAGAACCAATGATTCTTTTTGTGTACATAGCTAATCTTTCTAAGGGAACGTACTCTGAGTGTAACTCATCGCTAACGTAGTGCTATAGGTACCCTAAGTGCCAATTTAAGGCGCATTTAAGCCCTTAAGGGGTATTTTATGACCTCTAAGGGCTAAAGTAATTATTAGGGGTATTATTCCTGTCATGTGACAGTTTCGTACCCCTTTCGGGCTACCTACGGCTCTTGATCCTTAGCATGATACTTCGCTCTCCAGTCCCGTTCTCGCTCTTGTTCCCGGCGCTGATCGCGGGAAGCTTTTGCAAGATCGTCTGACAAATCGCGGTTAGTTCCATGCTTTGCACCGGCCAAGAAGCCGGCCCATAATCCTCCGAAGAGGGTGAGAACAATCGCTTGGATTACCCAGAGAACTACTCCGATAATCCACGAGATAAGACTTAACATTACACTCGTCCTTTCTTATGGAGTACCCTCTCTTTGTAGAGATCCATGAGGGATACATCGGTTTGCGCTTTCTTCCAGAACTCATTTCGCATCTGCCGCCAATCGGCTTTGACGGATACGCCTGCGGCTTGATTTCCACCTAAAGCAGTTAAAGGCATGACGTATGCTTCCTGCATATCATGCGGCTTACTTAACTCCCGGAACGCAGAAGATAACATCTCCAGCGTGACTGTCTCTTCTACATTTGGAACGTAGAAACCTGGACAGTTCGTGAACTCAATCCAGACACCACTTCCGATCTTAGGCATGAAGTGTAAGTGCGCTGTAGACTCCTGAGAGTAACGCTCTCCTAATACTCCATCCGTGATTCCTAAGCTTACCTTGGTTAAAGATAACTCGTTCTCTTTCAGACGGTATGCAGAGACTACACGCTCTCGACTGATGCCCAAACTGATCGCAATGATGCTGTGCAAAGATTGCACTGCATTGGTATATTCCGTAGACATTGTAAACAACCTTCTCTTTCTTCTTGCGTAAGATATTGATTTTCGCCTCTGTATTTACCCCGAGCAAAGACTCTCCGCTTTACCCCTAGTTCCTATCTCAATCACTACTTAAATGAAGAGTATCATACCCTAAAGAACTTAGGGCATACTACTGCTTAATTATTACATTCATTTCCTGGTACTTAACAAATACATACTCTCTCTTCCATAGAATTAATGTACTATCTTCCATGCTATTGATGTACTCCTTCCATGCCAATGATGCCTGCATTCTATGTACTAATAACCTTCATATCCACTGCTAATGATGTACTCTTTTGAGTGTTCGTATCTAGGAGTAGAATACAGAGCATTCGTAGTACGCAGGAGACCCATGCTGGGTCCCGGCTGTCGACGTAGAGTGGTTGTTCGGGAGGGGGGTGCCTGCTATCTCCTCTTCTGTGAGAGAGTATAGATAGTAGGGGTTTAGAAGTGATCTTTGTAGACTGAGATCTTGGGACTAGGGTCCCGGCTGGTGACGTAGAGGCCTGGTTTTACTCCTGAATGCCCGTAAGGGCATTCAGGAGGTCTTGTGCTACGCTTTCGGGCTTAGTCCGGCAATGGCCCCGGACACAATGCCCCCAATAACGCTTGCGATTGCGGTTGTGACGATGAAACGTGTCGGGTTGGAGATGGTTATCCCAAAGAAGTTGTAGTACGCGTTTAGAAGTCTCATTGTATTATTCTTTCTGAAGTAGTAGACACTGTAAATGCAGTGTCTACGGTGTACGTGCGTTACGAACGTTGTTTTAACTCAGGGTTTGCTAAGTAGCAAATCGGCTAGTTAGAACAACTGTTCGTATCTATGGTTTCGTTTTTGCTATCATTTCTGATAGGCTGATGAGCAGGCATATTACTATGCCTGCGAACACGATTTCCATACTAGGCTTTCTTGTATTGAGTGGAAATCGCCTGAGCGATTGTTCCCGGCGCTGTCTCAACGAGCGTGATGCTCGTCTTAACCAGTTCGAAACTTCCCACCCAAGCGGTCTTTGCCACTTTCGTGGCAATGACAGCGGTCTTAACGAGTGTGATGCCGAACTTGCGCCCAAAGGCACTAGCCTTTTCCTTACGTGCTTTTGCCGCAGTCTCGTCCTGCTCCTTCTTAAAGGCATTTAGACGCTCGTTGAACGCCGCAATCTCAACATCGGTGATTGCGTTCAGTTTTTGCTCAATCTCTTGTACGGGGCTTATAACTGCGTTGTCGTTGTTATTCTGTTTTGCGTTGCTATGGTACTGGGTCATTGTTCTATTCCTTTTTGTGTTCGTAAATTGGATAGTTCTTACGTAGACGGCTTATTTGCTCGTCTACGTAAGAATAGACTGTCATGTGACAGTCCTATTTGGCCTGGCTTTCGTACCATGCACGCCCGGAGGCCTTGCTGGCCTCAATCTTTGCACAGTGCTCTGCAAAGATGCCGGTCTCGAAGCGGTAGCGGAGTTCCGCTATCGGTACTCCAGTCTCGACATCGGCCAAAGCCAAACGCTTTGCTTTGACTTCTGCCATGAAACTGTCCTCTAACTGCATACTGGGCATCAACTGACCTTTGCAGGCCGTGTATACCAGTAACATGCTGTCATCGGACAACCCGTTGATGTACAGGTTCAGTAATGCCTTGCCTACCGCAGTAACGCGGCGTTTGTCGTTTCCGTCCAACTCCTTGGCGATTGCCAAGCATTTGTTGCCTGCACCAAGGCATGCTTTCCAAAATCCTTCGAAATTGCCGACGGCAAATTTGCCGACGAAGCAATCTTCGAATACCAATTCGAGGCTGTTCTGAAGCAGTGGCTTCAAAACCTCACAACCGAAAAGGTGCCACGCGTTGTAGCCCACAGTGATTGCCACTGTATCGTTCGGGATGTCCGTATTGGCGGCCTTAACGCCACTGATCGGTACACCCGCAAGTGGCTCCACTGCCGTGTTCGTAACATTTACAACTTTTGTCTTTACCATTGTTCTTTTCCTTTGTTCTGTCATAGTGGGCATTTAATTGCCCGAAGTCCGAAATCCTAATCCTGACCCCTACCCAAAGGCACCAGAGACCCTGCGAACCCGCAGGGCCCTCCGGCTCCTACTTGCGCCGAAGGCGCAAGTCCTTCAGTATCGAACTCAGTAAACTGCGTGTGCACCAGATGCACACAATCAGTAATAATGCCACGTCCGGAGCACTCAGTCCTGATATCCAGTTCCAAAGTATCATTTGTTGCCTTTCTTCTCTGCTTTGCGTACAGAGAGGCTATGTCGCAACATGTCCGGCCCCTCATCCATCCCAATCAACTCGGAGAGAATATGGCTAACGTCACGTGGACAATAGCCTGCGTCCACCAATTTCCGATAGATAGGAAGCACTGCTTGGTGTGCCTCCCATTGTGCATCCATTACCTCCTTGAGGTAAACCCCATATTGGTTCATATAAGGCTTCCAAGGTGTTGGGACTTCAGTAAACATTTCGTTTCCTCTTTCTTATCCATTCGTATCCAAAATAGCCGGTAGGGGCTAAACAACCCCTACCCAAAGGCACCAGAGACCCTGCGATCTCGCAGGGCCACTCTTAATCCGCAACAGGACAACCACACACCCTCCGAGAAACAGGGTGAGTGGCTCGGTGCGCCGAAGGCGCCTTGCGCCGAAGGCGCTCTTACCTTTCCCCCTTGCGAGTACATAACACGACGCGCCGAAGGCGCGTATTACTACTATCATTTATGGGAGTCTCGAACTTTCATCAGTATCTTGCCTAATTGATTCTCACCCCGGCCACGGCATACTCCCCAGAATGTATCGTTCCAGGTATTACCTTCAATGATCTCCATATCTCCTGTTGCAAGCAGCAGGGAAAGTAGTTCAGTATCACGAAACTTCGCCTGCACCAAGTTAGTCATTACCTGAACTTTGATTGCGTCCCAATCGGCTCGCATAGTAACGCTCCTGCCCATACGTTTGGCTTGTGCCGGTGTTGCACACTCAGAGATAGCTTTGCGTTGCTCCGTGCTTGATGTCTTCGCCGCTTGATACATATGCTCGACTGTAGCATACGTTACGCCCTTAAACATCAAAGGGCTACTCCAGAAGTTAGAGAGGAAGCGATACTCTCCACTGAACTCTTCGATCTTCATTACATTCTTCTCCTTTGTACGAGTGGAGGCTGTCACATGACAGCCTCCATTGACCCGGCTAACCATTCCGAAGTGCGGCTTCCTTTTCCTCCCGCAGCCGCTCTTTGAGTCGTGCACCCTGAGAGATGGTCTTTGCCAGCATCTCCATGACTTCCATCTCGTCAGCAGACATTGTGATCTGTCCGCCGAACAGGTTAGTAGCCCAAGGAGACTGAGACATACCATCTTTCTTTGTGGTATACGCCAGGTCTTCGTTCTCTTTGAGGACGAAGGTGCGATGTAGTGCGGGAATACAAGATCCGCAGTTGTTACCGTCTTCGTCATAGAGAACAAAGGACACATACTGTGTCCAGAAGCCATCGAACAATCTCGTGATTATCGTTCCGCTTTTAGGGGAGACGACATCCTTGAGATCTTGGAGATGATCTTCTATGTCCATGGCAGTCTGAGTGCCATCAAAGTGTGTATGACCCATTAGAGCGCCTTGACCGATGATAACGTCACCAGTGAGCTTCTTCTGTTCCATACTATCGATAGCCGCTACTACATGGACATAGACTCGTCGTCCACCCATGATGAAGTAGCGTGAGCCTGTATTGGGAACACCAACCGATTTGGTGCCACACCAACCAAGCTTACGACCTTTTGGACAAGGCAGAACGTCAGGTGAGACCAACGTTATCTCTTCGGTAGAGCCGTCAATCACATCTTTGCCTATGCCTTGATTCGCACCGGGTACGAACTTGCCGACTGAGCCGGCATCCAATGTCCCTACCTGACGGTAGGTAATACTGACTTTCCAACCTGCTCTCTTCAGGTCTTCTGTTGTGGCACTCCGCTTGCCGAGGAACTCCACTGCTTTCGCATTGGCAGTCTCACGGCTCATTGGGCCATATTTGGCATGCTTCGGTGTGTACCGAGTCGCATGGACACCCTGTGGTGTCAAATTGATAGAGTCTGGGTTCTTGCCCAGTCCGTTGGTAGTCAGCCCTTCACTGCCTACATAAGCGATTATCAGATCTGTACACCGATCCAGTATCTCTGGGAGTAGACCGTCCCAGATTGTCCTGATGGTGTGGTGCGGGTCGGTGAGCACCCAGGCTGTTGCATTGCCTGATGCCTCACGCTGGCCCCGCTCTCGATTGTATTGACCAGGCTGCGAAACGAGCTCGATCAATGTTTGGTTAGTATCACCATGTGCAACGGTGATATGTGCTGCGCTGCCACCCTTAGGCGATGCACCGACACAGAAGTTATGCTTGACACCAGGCCGAAGCGGGTCATCAAACGTTTTGCTATCAACTACGGCCATAAGCCGCTTTTTAACAATCATTTGACACTGACTGTCTTTTGTCTCAAGCCCCTCCAGTGAAGCTTGCAGTGGTAACATGTCCACTGTGTCATAGGTGATACCATCATCGTGATGGTCTTCACCGATTGGCCGGACATACTTCTGCAGCATGCCCGAGAGAGTCGTTCGGAACTCACGGGACATTTGCTTTGTCCAGGAATCCGAGAAGGAAAGACCACCCTGTGACATGTGCCACACAGCGGCGTAGAGAGTGTCAAGGAAGCTAATGACTTCGTGAGCCATAAAGTCCATGACGGTGACAAGCCGCAGATCACTAGGCAAGATTGCCTTGTCTGCAGACGCCTCATCCGTGACAAGCATTCCTGCTTTGCGGTTGAGGCAGATTATGCCGTTACGTGCAAAGCTCTTAGCTTCGCCGCTTTGGAAGAGATAGAAGCCACCAACCTCATGGTCAGCGGTGTCGCGCTCTTGGAGGTCAGGCATTACCGCACGGAGTCTGACTCCATTGACTTTGCCGTAGCCGTTGATATGAATCGTCGGCAGAGATTCGTGCAGATAGACAACTTCGATGCTGTACTTATCTACTTTGACCAATATATCGTGAACCTTGTCTCCCGTCTTGGTTACGTTCGCGATTGCAATCGCGTTCTCAGTGTATTTGGCTGTGTTGTCGTACCATTTCTGCATGCCATAGCCACGAGGCATGCTACGAGGCTTTCGATCCTTGGTAACGAACGGCGCCACTGGCACCGCTTTCTCTATCTTACGTGAGTGAATAATGTCCATGACGCTAATCATAGACGAGTCGTTGATACTGTGGCAAAGTGCCACAGTCTTTGTCGAATTGAGCTTACCAATCAGCGCATTGTTGATCGGATAAGCTGCAAGCGAGCGGTTGAGACTCTCTCCGCAGAGAGTCTGTATCAGTGCGTTGAACACTTCTACGTTGACGGTCGTTTCGCCCTTGTGTATTCTGTTCCCTTCTCCATCGACGAACGCTTTGGGATCGAGTAGTGGTACTCGTCCAGCAATCAAGTCTGCGAGGTTCTGCAGAGCCGCTTCGTAGCGATCTGGATCCCCTGCACTGTACTTACGGAGATCCATAAGCACTTCCGTCATACAAGCTTCTCCAGCTTCTGCGAAGAACTGGTGAATATAAACCGAGATCTGCTCGGTTGTGTAGAAGAGCAGATCCTCTTTTGTGAGACGAACTGCTACTAGCAGTTCGTCACGATGCGGTGCTAGCACATCGTAGAGTTTGAGTAATGCGAGCTTTGCAGCCCGGTGGAAGAACAGAGTCACGGGACCCTGCATGTCCTTGATCAGCCCTTCCGCTACCTTTAGCGAAAGACCGAACTTCTTAGCCACCGCTCTGATGCTCTTGTCGGTCAGCCACTCTTTCGGCGGCTTGACTTCCATCGTCAGCGGTGCGAAGCGAACCGGGAATGCTACCCGGCTCACTTTCTCCAGCTTATCCATTCTGATTGTCCTTTCTGGACAGGAGTTCCTGGATGTCATCACACACATAGTACTTGGCGCTGTGCAATGCAGGAGCATCTCCGTCGTTGTCACGTCCCATGAGTTCTGTGACTAACGGAGAGAGACCGAAGTGAGGCATAAGGCCTTCTTCGTCCAAGACGCGGATACGCAGCTTTGGTCGACATGCTGCGTTGACGATCGGGAACCCAGTCAGGTAAGCCGGTCGTCCATTGAGTTCTTCGACTGTGCACCCCTCCTGTGGTGCGATAAACTCCGCCATCTCTGGCGTAATGGTGATGTCATATGGATCTAAGTCCAATCTGACATGAAGCTGTGCGCTGACTGACCACCCACTATGGAAGTGGATGATATCTTTCTGCCAGCGACGCTCGAATGTGCTCTGGCAGCTTTCTGAGATGTTTACCATCGCAGTGTCGCAGTCAAAGCCCTTAGTCTGACTCAGCATTGCTGCTGTGTCCATGCTGACTACCATTGGGTCAGCATCGAGATAGAGACCGAGATCGAGTACGCCATCTTCGCGGACAGCATAGACTCGAATCACTTTCGCTGCTCTTACGTACAGAGGAGCAGGCAATGTGTACTCTCCCATTTGGAGGTACTGAACTGTCGGATCGAGTGCAGTTCCTTTCAACTGCACGACATTGAGCTTGCCCTTGCTATCAAGGGGAAAGCGTACGAGATTAGGCGACGCATTGCCACCTAAGTTCTGCTGGATCTTAGCGTCCAGCAAACCGATCTTTCCTACCGAATCCTTTCGGTGTGCAGAGAGGCAATCTTCTGCCTCTCGCTCTGTTGTGATTGGAGCGACTAGATCGATGCAGTGATGCACCAATCTCTCGACAATGCGCTTCACCTTCTTCTGGTGAGCGATTACGGCGTCGAGTAACCGTAACCCATAGGCAGTCTCGTACTGCTCGTATATAACTACCACCTCCTCTCTGAACGGCTGTTTATGGAACGCTTTCCCGTCCCAGTAAGCCTGTCGACTCAGCATCCATGCTTTGTCATCCTCGAACTCCCGGTCCTTACGCCGGGATGGAAAGTCGAACGATAGCTGCTTGTACTTACCTTCGTCTGGTAAGCCAGTCCAGAACCGCTCTGCCCATGCAAGAACGCCTTCTCCAACCCCTGTTACTGGAGTAGGTTTTACATAGAAAAGAGATACAGGAAGTTCCTGTATCTCTGTAACCTGCAGTGCTACTGGGTAGCTCTGCCGGAATGCATTGATCTGCTTGTAGTAAGCGTCAATGCTCCCCGTCTCATTCTCCGTCATTTGTTACCTGCTTTCTTTGCAGCCTTGGTAGCTGCAGATTTTGCGGCTGTTGCAGACCGTTTGGCCTGCTTTATCTTGCCGATCTCTGCAGAAGCCTGTGCCATACTCCAACGAGGGCTACCTCCATAGCCATTGAATTTAATTGCTTCCACACCGAGATTCATCAGCAGGTTGCCCTGCTCTGTGCTCAATGTCTCGATCGTCTGTCCGTAGATTGCGTTAGGCTTACTGTGGCCTTCATATATGCTCTTGAGGAACATGCTTGAAGTGCTCCCATCTCCATCTACGTCCTGTCCGTAGTCTTCCTCTTCATCAGGAGAGAACCGAATGATTGTGCTTTCTGTGGCTGGGATTGCTGCGGGACGAACTGGTGTCGTCTCCATCAGCCACTGCACATCCTGTGCATTGCCGTATCCGTCCGCAAGGATTTCCTTCCTTGCAAAGCCTGCTATGCAGCGGACTTTACCAAGTGCAATGCACTTGTAAATGCTGTGGGTCGTCATTCCCACATAAAGCGAGCCTTCCACTCCCCACCGGGTGAGGAGTGTCTTCATCGGCACTGTGCCACCCTTGTGGGGGGCAGCAGTCTTCGCCGCGTAGGTCTTAGAGACCTCCGCGTTGACCTCCGCCATCTGCTGAGTGTAGGTCAGTGTCTTGTTAATCATTGTCTAATCCTCTGGTTTGTCCGTGGCTTTGCGGCTCATCAGGCATGCAGTAACCAACTGCATACAACCCATGGATGTAGAGTCCATGAGTTTCAACATTGAGGCTACAAATCTAGTTATTTACAACATACTGTTTACCTGTGCTTCAGCTCGTCAACCCTTAGAAGTCCTAAGTTGGGTTGAGTCTTCGCTACGCGGACTAAGATAGGCGGTATAACATGATGAAGGGATGTTATGTACTGTATACGGATGCATCCTGATTCGTACTGCAGAAGCCACATACACAATGTAATCCTGACCAATGGTCGGAGTAGGTGTGTTATAGTTGCCTTAAGAGGCAGTGGCTTGATTTAACTAAGGATGATTACAGTAAGTACAAAGGTTCCCACTCATCAGTATCACAGTAACCAGCTGTGATAGACGTCTCACGACGTTTCGGGGGTTTCTAACCTAAATGCGAAAAGACTCCGTGCAATGCGCCCGGAGTCAACTTCATTGACCATACAATGATGGTCATCATCAGCTTGTGAACTATCATATCGTGTGAATCTCCTTTGCCGTACAGAAACCGACTGGGTGGGCTGAACCAAATGCTCAAATACTTACACACCCTATACCTAGTAGCTGTATCCGACCAAGGAAAAACGAGTACTCTCACACACGAGACTTCTTTGAGAAAAGGAATATCCGGGAATGTTATTGAATGGAATGGAACAGAGTATTGAATGAAGTGGAATGGAATAAAACTTAGGAATGGTTTAGGGTAGGGAAGTTAAGTTTTATGTCTGTGTCTGTGTGAGGGAGAGAATGTTAGTACCATGTCAAAAGTACTCAAGTTATCGCTCTATAGTCCTTTACGAGAAGGAGGAAATGGGAAGATCATTGATGCTAACCATACTGTAGAGGCTTTGTTTTTGTTAGAATCAATTAGTTATAGGAAGGCTCGTCCTGCGGACGAGCCTCGAGGTACGACGCTTTACCTTTTTACAGGAACGGAGTACACTCGCCTGTTTGTCCGGGAGATACTCTCGGAGATAGAAGATCTGATAAAAGAGTAAATGAGGGTTTCTCAGTGAGAAACTTTGAGTTATGAAGTTGAGAGAAATCCAATAAAAGAGAAAAGTGGGAGAGGGCATTAAGAGATGGTATCTAAATCACAAAAGAGTATTTCCTACGTAGACTTAATGGCGCGTGCTCAGTTAGCGATGTTAACTTCGGAAGAGTTAATAGCACCTCCGTTTGTTGCACATATACAGTTTATTGAGTGTCCAAGCTGTTATGGGGAGGCAGGGACATTAAGCCAGGGCATAGTGCGTATGCAGGACTGTTACTGGTGTAAAGGCAGCGGCCGAGTTTCGCTCTTAACGGCAGCAGCAATTAGGTCCGGGCATATTCCTTCGCCCGAAGACCTTGCTAAGTTCTATGCACAGCATCAAGTAAAAGAAACAATAGTAGAAGCATAGAGGAAGCAGAAAGATTATATGAATAAAATCGTTGTCATTTATCACCGCTCAGACTATGATGGGATATTCTGCCGGGAGATTGCCAAGAAGCATTTTGGGATCTCAGCATTCTATATAGGATGGAGCTACGGAGATCGTCTTCCGCAAGTAGCAGACACAGATTCACTTTACATTCTCGATCTCTCTATAGAAGGACTAATGGATCATCCTAACCTTATCTGGATTGATCATCATAAGACCGCTATTGAGAAGTATGGAAAGAAGCCTGGGATCCAGATAGACGGAGTTGCTGCTTGCCGGCTTGCGTGGCAGTACTGGTTCCATGATGAAAGAGAGAATGACTGTGTTGAAGGCGACACAGCACCTTACCTCGTAAAGTCCAACTACATTGAACGCCTTCTAAGAGAGCCTACGTCTGTACGGCTTGCAGGAGAGTACGATGTCTGGGATAAGCGGGATAAGAACACTGATACTTTCCAGCTAGGACTAAAAGCTCAAAAGCTTTCAGAAGCAAACTGGAACAATCTTTTAAGCTACACGCAGCAAGGTCAATTTCTTCGGTTAGACATTATCCAAAAAGGAAAAGCAATCCGTGAGTACAAGATGATTCACGATGCAGAAGCTATTGAGAAATACGGATTCGAGCATTACTGGCAAGGCATCAACTTTCTCTGCCTAAATACTGCACTCTGCAATAGTGACTCTTTTGCTGCAGGGGTAAAAGACCACCACGATGCGCTCTTTGCTTACCGTTTTGATGGGACAAAGTACATTGTTTCTTTGTACGGTCTTGACCATAAACCAGATATCGATCTTTCGGTAATTGCGCTTAAATATGGAGGTGGAGGACACAAACATGCCTGTGGATTTGTATCCCTAATCTCTCCTTTTCTACTCCCATAAAAACCATTGTTTTAGATGGTTTAAGCCCTGTATTTGTGGGTATTAAAGTAGTCCACACTTTCCATAGTGTGGACTTTGAGAGACCAAGAAACCTTATTGTCCAAAGATTGTATAGTCTTTTGGTCTACTATTTTAGACTTAGAGGAAAAATAGAGGGCGTTCTGGGCAGGAATATCCTCTGAATATGGTGAATAGAAGAATATCGCAAGACAATAGTGAGCGATATCGATTTTGATCAGGAGCTAACACACACATGTCCGAGGAGATTCAAGATCGTCCTACCCTTACAGGGCACGACGATATTACTTATGAAGAGATTCGATCTCAAGGAATGGAAATCCGTATTGAAGGTGATAGCAACTCCTTCAAGATGGGTGATCTGGCTGTTGCAGCCATCGACCTTGCCGAACGTGCTACTAATCGTGTCAAATGGGCGCGTCAGGAAAATGAGCCTGCAGACCCATTGGACGAAGCCCTAAAAGAAGAAGGTAAGAACATCCTTAAAAAGCTGGCAAACGATGTCGGCTGGACAAGTGACACGTTGGTAACAGGAGCACGTATCTGCCGCCGTTTCCCGGCGACTCACCGACTCCGTACCCATACGCCTCTTTCCTATCATCATGCACGTGCTTTAGTGTTAGTCAAAGATGAAGCAGAAGTTGAGAGATTGATTGACGAAACAATCAATGAGCATCTTTCCGTTCATCGTCTGTTTGACCTGGTAGGACGCTCCAAGGACAGTGCTTCTGTAGAAGCAGGACTCTTGAACTGCTTTAACTGTGGAGACCGTATCCGTGAGCAGGAAAACATGGTACGCGTTCAGCAGTCGCGTAACAAGTACCTTTTCTGTGGATGGGCCTGTACAGAAGCCTTTGCCATTGGAAAAGCTTCTGAAGACATTGGTAGCATGGGTGAACTGAGTGATCTCGAAGATACACTCCATGTTCCAGAAGAAATTGACCGAGAACTTGTCGCCGCTTAGTTAGAAACTACACTAAAGTTGGTATACTAACTATGCATCGCATAGCTTGGGGAAGCTCAGGAAGACCGCCTCTATTAATAGAGGCGGTCTTTTCTTGTATCAGGGAACGTCCCCTTTCAGCCGATCATAAAAGAATGGAAAAACCTAAACGTTCTTGTTCTCTTATTGATAAGTTTTCACATCCTGTTCTGGGTCCCAAAGCTCGGTGGTATACAGGATTTATTATGACACGTGAAGACACCTCTGTTAAAACGGTCATTCATAATGAAATAGAAAAGCAGGAAGTTTACGAGAAGTTTCATAAAGATGCAATGATGGATGTTGCTATCAACAAAGGATGGATCAAAGGCTACTGCCTTGTTCCAACGAGGCGCACGTATCCCCAACGAATCAAAACTGTGCGTTTAACAATGCCTGATTCGGTAGACCGACGTATCTGGAAGCTTCTTCTCGGTAATCGTGCTTATAACAACCTCCACGAGTTCGCCCGAAGAGTCTCCAATCCAGAGTCAGACCGAGTTACCGCACGTCCTATCCCTGCCCCCAAAGATAACACTTACTATGGTAAGAATTATCGACCTGGAGGCTGCCCTCGTATAGATCCCGTAATTAAGGAGAGTATTTTATGCCCATAGACATTAGTAATGCAAAATCCCCTGAGATTATGGAAATTGAGAAAGTTTCCCTTAATGGTCCTCTTCGACTTCGCCTTCAAATGAAGGATGGAAGTCAGCGCACTGAAGATGCCTGCGTTATTATCACAAAACTCTTAAAGTTAGTACAGGAGCTAAAACAATCATGAGGCGACACGACCCGAGAGAAGATGATAATGAATTAAGTGATCTTGAAAACTTAACAAGTGGCGATGAAAACGCTGCAGGAAGTTTAGAGAATACCCATGAAACCACGCCGCGCACGTCGATCCAAACACGCACGTCAACGTCTGCAGCGGATCTCGCGCTCCTCTACCAAGAACCGGCCCCTGCATCGATAAGAGTTCGACGTGCCGGCTCCTCTAAGGATCAACCCGAATCTCCTCCTGGTGTAGAAGAATGGGACTTCCACAAACTTCTTGCCTCTTTCCAAGTTAACTGGCGCGCAGTAACGCCTTATTTCTCCTTGGGGCGCATTGGCCGACGCGCTTTGCTCATTAACTGGAGTATAGAAGACTTAAAGAGCATTGAAGCTGCTTCTAGGATTTATAATGATGTTGCACGTCGATGTCCTGGCAATCCTCCCCGTGATGCCAATAACAACATCTTGCCTGGAGCATTGATTTGTCCCTGTGAGTCCCGATATGGGGCAGATCCCGAAGTGTGGAAAGGTCTTCCCTGTCCTGCAGAGAACCTCCAAGCATTTCGTCACTTTACACAGCTTGTTCGAGATCTTGAGGTCCGTCCCGAGAATCATGTAGACGTTATGCAGGTAGTAGAGATCGTAAAGCTTATGATCTACGAATCTCGCTGCGATCTTGATATTCAAGATGAAGGAAGAATGTATGATCTCCAAGTAGGTCAGCTTAATCAGCAGCAAAACGTTGCGTACTACAACAAAGTAACTCCTGTGGCGATTATAACGCAGACACAGCTAGCCGCACGCCGCCAAAAGATCTACAAAGATCTTGTGGCTACAAAAGAGTCTCGGTCTGAAGCAAGACTTAAAGAACTAAAGATCACTGCTACCCTTGGAAATGCTTCCAGCAAGAACACGCTCGTAAACTTGATGACTCGTTTGAATGCACGTAACATTGAGAATCGACGTTCTATTCAGATAGAAGATTCCGGGTCTGTAAGCAGAGCAGAAGAAGATGATATTGATGAAGGCGAAGAAGAAGAGACGCCGACAATCATTCTAGAGCTACCACGTCAGCAGAGATCAATAGAATTGACCGATAACTTAGATTAGAACCAAGGAGAACTTTATGGCAAATACACACACACCCACAATTAAGCCTTCACCTAGAAAGCCTAATGCAGACCTCTTTAAGATTTCAATTCCAAGTGGAAGCAAAGGCTTTGCTCCTGCCCCCTCCACTGCGACCAAGTTCTCTAAACCTATGCCTAAAACAGGCTCAAAGTAAGGAGTCAACATGCAACCCTGGGTACGTCAAAAACCTCCCACGATTAGTAAACCGAAGGCAAAACTGCCTTCGGTAAGCAATGGATCGCCTACTCCTGTCAAACTCCCCAAAAGCGTTAATTCCTCCAACGTCTCTCGATCTCGCAAATAGAAGGTATATCCCATGACACTCATTATGACAAATGAAGCTGCAAAACCAAAAGTAACTCCAAAAGATACTAAAGGCAAAGCTGTTCCTCCCACCAAAGCCAGCGCTAAAGGCAAAATCGGAGGTGCTAAAGTGCTACCTCCGTGGTTGACTAAAGCAAAGAAATAGCCTGCATAAGTAAGGGGGTGGCGGAAGTTACCCCTTGACTGTCACATGACAGGATTAGATTGATACTATGTCAAGCTTACTAGATGAGATTGCAGAACAAGGCGAACGTATCGCACGTGCAGAAGAAGCAACGAAAGATACGTTAAAACGATTAGAAGAGACAAATCTTTTACTTCTAGAAGAAGTAAAAGATCGCCGTCTTGCCGAAAACCGGTTGCGTATTCTCTGCGATACAATGTCAGACTACAATACAAGTATTACTGATCGCATTACCAAAATGCTAAAAGCTGCCTGTGAGAACTTTGGGTTAGATGCGGGAATTCTTGCAAAAATCGAAGGCGATAGATACACAATCATTCAAAGCTGGACGGCTGAAGAGTTTCCCCAAAAACTACCTGGTACCGTTTATCATATTAATGAAACGTACTGTAGGTCATTAGATAAAGAAGGAACTTCTATTGGAATTGGCAACATTGGAAAAAGTGACTGGAAAACTAATCCTATGTATATTGCCAGCCATATCGAAACTTATCTTGGAGTCTGTGTAAAGATCCGTGAGAAGTTTTGGGGCGCACTCTGCTTTGTAGACCTAGACATACGAGAAAAGCCTTTTATTAAGCCAGATCATGATTTTATTCGGCTTATGTCGCAATGGATAGGTGCACAAATGACGCTAGAGCAGCAGAAACTAGAATTATGAGCATCAAACCTTCTCTCCTCGACGAAATCGATCAGCAAGGAAACCGGTTAGCTAAAGCTGAAGCAGATCTTTATGATCTTACTACCGCGCTTTCTTATGCCTTTGACGGTACCGCTAAAATGGACGAAAAGGGTAACTATGTTTACGTCAATGATCTGTATGCTGCAAACTTTGGCTATACTACGGAAAACCTTCAAGGTCTTCCGTGGAACATTACCGTACTTGCAGAATATCGGGAGACGATGGCAGAAGCTATTGAATTCTGCAAGATCCATGGACGCATTACTATTGAAGCCAAAGGACTACGTAAAGATGGAAGCGTATTCTGGAAAAGAGTTTCGCTAGTTCGAATACCTCCAGGGACAGATAAAGTCTATACAGGTTATTATGCTTTCGTCCGAGACATTACAGACTCAAAACAATGGGCAACCGAACTGCAAAAGTCTGAGCAAAGGTTTTCGACTCTTGTACGCTCAACAAGTAACATTGTCTGGGTACGAGATGTCCATGGCGACTTTAGTGAAAATCAACCTTCCTGGGAAGCTTTTACAGGACAGACACGTAAAGAGTATGAAGGTCTTGGTTGGATGGGGGCGGTTAGAGAAGACGATAAAATACGGGTTGCAGAATCTTGGTCTACTGCACTAATGAACTCTTCTAACTGCGAGATGGAATACTCTTTACGCCGGCATGATGGTGTTTATCGAGATATGCACTCCCGATCTACTCCCGTACTCGAAAAAGATGGCTCTATCCGGGAGTGGATTGGTGCTTCAGAAGATGTTACTGAAGAGAACCTTACCCGGAAACGCTTCTATACACTGACAAATGCAATGGCCCAGATTGTCTGGACAACAAACTCTGATGGGATTGTTGATTACTACAATGATCGATGGTACGAGTACACAGGCATCGATCCCCAAGACAAGTTTCAGTGGGAAACCCGGTGTCACCCTGACGATTTGCCTATGATACTTGAGCATCAGGCAATGCACCGTGATCCTGTCACGATGTATCAATTTGAGTTTCGACTTCTTGGTGCAGATAAAAACTATCGATGGTTTCTTGCCCGGTGCGTTCCCATTCAGGATACAGATAAAGATACGCTTTACTGGATTGGTACTTCTACAGATATCAATGAACAAAAACTTGATAAAGAGAGATATGAAATCTCTGAAATCCGTAAGAATGCAATCTTGGATGCCGCACTTGATCCTATTATCACCATCGAGGCAAACAGCACCATCATTGAGTGGAATAAAGCATCGGAAACCGTCTTTGGCTACACTCAAGAAGAGGCGATGGGTAAAATCCTTTCCGATCTAATTATCCCTAAAAACTACCACAATAAGTACAACTTTGGTATAGATAAGTACCTAGAAACAGGGGAAAGCGCCCTGATCTATAACACCTTTGAAATCCCTGCAATTCGTAAAGATAAACAGCTACTAAATGTAGAGATCTCTATTATTCCGATTAACACTAGAGGAACTCAACTCTTTACTGCCTATATTCGGGATATCACAGATAAGAAGAACAATGCCAAGATACTCAACTTACGTGAGAAGACATTGGCGGCTGCGGCTAACGGAATTGTTATTACAGACTGCACACTTCCCGACGAACCAATAATCTACTGTAATCCTGCCTTTGAAAAGATAACCGGATACGGTAAAAGCGATATTATAGGAAGAAACTGTCGCTTTCTTCAGGGACCAGATACCGATAAGAGTTCTGTCAAGAAGATCCAAGACGCAGTCAAGAGCCGTAAGTCTTGCCGTGTAAGTCTTCTCAATTATCGTAAGGACGGAACAACCTTCTGGAATGACCTTACGATCTCTCCTGTATTAGATGATAATGGTGACTGTACAAACTATATTGGCGTTCAGTACGAAACGGACACCAACAATTCGCCTATAATCCCTCATATTTCTCATGATACGATCGAAAGCATTACCCATGAGTCTTCCTGAAAGCACACAACACTCTGGGGACGCCTCCAAGTATCACGATCTCATTATGCAGCAACTCCGGTTGACTGATGAGACAAGTACACGTTTGGAAACCAAATTAGAGTCACTGGCTAATGAGGTTCGCACAGGAAATCAACAGATTAGTACTGCTCACATTGCAGCAGTGAACACAATTACAGAACGCCTCAATAACTACAATTTGGCTACAGAAACACGTCTTTCTACCATCGAAACACAGTTCAAGAACTTAGATGGTTCGAAGGTAGACAATAAATGGTGGATATCCATTATATTCTCATTTATCGCTGTGAGTGGTATGGTAACTGGCCTACTACTCAAACACTAACTGTCACCTGACAGTTTAATCGAAAGGAAAACACACATGGGAACAACTACTAAGGGATCTATCCCTACGCACAACAACAAGATGCCGCTTCCGAGCAATGTCAAAGATACCGTTCATAAGAACGGCAGTCCTGGTGGGACTCTTGGGGCGCTTAAAGGCAAACTGAAAGTCAACTATAATGTCGGTAATGTAAGTCAAGCCAAAAAGAAAGGCTAATACCCATGGCTGCTACTGACAGTTTTGGCTGGATGGAAGGACTACAGGCCGTAGGCTCTGTAGTCAGTCTTCCAGGCAACTATCAGCGTAATAGGCAATCAGGACAAGGAGCCGTTCCAGCACTCGCAGACGCAGCCGGTGATGCAGCGGCTCTAAGTTTCTTAAACCCTATTACGTATGGAGTTGCTTCCATTTCTAAAGGCCTAGCTCATGCGGCTTACCGAGGTTTCCGAAACTCCAGCCGTACGATTCAGTCTGTCAACACACCCTTTTCTCAGGGCTTCCACCACTCACAGACAACTTCTCAGCTCCAAAGCTTCGCACTCTCCCGTATGGGAGCTATGCGCGGTATGGGAAGTGAAGCCGCCATGATGTATGGCAGTTTCGGTAGTAGATAATACAAAGGTAACTTATGCCAGCAATAGAAGGTATGTACAAGAAGATTCTTGGCGCAACATCAGAACTAAGTGAACACTTTGCTGCAAACGCAGAAAAAGGTGTAGAGAGAAACCCTGCAGGAGAAATCACTAAGCCTGGAATGAATATCTTCGATAACGCTGCCATGAGTTACCATGAGACTATGTTGGGCAAGAACTCAAGTCTTGCCCGTAAGTCGATGGGATACGGAGTTCCTGGTGTTATTGGTGCTGGAATGGGCATTGGAGCTTATAACGAAGGACAGAACGGCAATACAGGAGCTGCAACCATACTTGGCGCAGGAGCTGCTGTTATGGGCGGTGCATTGGCATTGTCTCACTTCGGCGGAGTCGCAGAAAAAGAAGTAGGAGCAAAAGTTGCTGCAGGTCTATCAAAAGGTCTCCAACCTGAAAAGACACCTGTAGCCGATCTGTTAAATCACAGTAAAGGCCAAGCAGAAAACGTCATTAAAGGTGCAGCCTCTGCCGCTTCTCCTGTTATGAATGACCTTAAGGATAGAGCAGGAAATATGTTTGATTCTGCAAAAAGCGCTATGGGAGGAGTAGCTACTGCAGTCAAAGAAGGATTTGGAGAAGACCTAAAGAATGCTCAACGTGTTGGTGGTTCAATCAAGGATGCAGTATCTGATCGTTTTGCTGACGCAAAGATTGCATTTACAGATAGACTTGATAGACATTTGGAGAATGTAACAGGCCAAACTTCACCAAACTTAGCAAATAGACGTAAGGCAGAACTTGAACTGCGTGATGCTGGACTCTAACATTTCAAGGTCTTTGATTTACTCAAAAAGATAGATTTATGCCTAATCCTAGTTCTGCATCAAGTACGATTCTTAATAGTACTCCTGAAGTCTCCTCAGATATTACTCCCGAAGAACAAGAACAAGTTGAAGCCAGTCTTGCTACACCTCTTGCTTGGGCTCAAACGTACATCAATAACCCCAAAAGCCATAAACCCTTTGAACCTAATATCGTTCAGATCCAGGCATTAAACTCTTTCCACCGTTATAACGTCATCCGTGTGCATCGGCGCTGCGGAAAGACAGTCTCCCTTGTTATCCTCGCTTTGTATTTCCTAACGACTATGGAAAACTGCGAAGTAACCTATGTTGCCCCACGTAACAACCAAGTCCAAGCTTTTTGGGACGAAATGGAACGTTACATTGAAGAACATGAATTCATCCGTGAGTCTGTGACTGGAGGACGGCAAAAGCCGTTCTCTAAGAACTTTGCTAATGGCTCTGTTATCAAGGGATTTACGACAGGAGCAGCATCAAACAACAAAGGAGACTCTATTCGAGGTCAAGGAGGCGATGTTGTACTTCTGGACGAAGTCGGCATGATGGCTGACGATGACTTTACTGCGCTGACTCCTATTATTGAAGGCGACGAATATCGACGCTTTCCACCTATCGTCTTTGCGGCTTCTACCCCTGCCGGCGCCTTCGGGCAGTTCTTTGAATGGTGTATGGATAAGACTCTTGGGTGGCACGAGATCTTTGTTCCTATCACAGAGAATCCTAAGTATAGTGATGCTCGTCGCCTTCGTATTCGTAAGCAATGTTCACTCTATACCTGGGAACAAGAATATCTATGTATGTTCAAGGATGCAGGTGCGGGTGTCTTCCCTGTTTCGCTTGTAATACGGGCTAAACGCGGTATTCCTTCTCCAAGTCTCTTTCCTATGCCAGAGTATGCAATAGGATCTATTACACAGAAGCGATATCCCGCAATAGAGGTCGCCGGTCAGCCTCCTGTGCGCCGTGTATGGCGCACAATGGGCGTAGACTGGGATAAGTACAATGCAGACGGCTCTGGACCCAATATCGCCATTGTAGAAGTCGATGAACGGCCTGCTCAGGGCAACGTACCAGGCGGAACAGGAATCCCAGAAGTTATCTACCGTGAGAGTATCCCGCAAGGGCCTTTTGTCTATAACGAAACAATCAAACGTATCAAAGAACTCAATGAGATGATGACTCCAGACGTGATTGCCTGTGATGCCGGCGCAGGAGAGTCTCAGATCGAAGAACTTAAACTTTGGGGCAAGAATCACCCAACCACTCGACTTGATAAGATTGTAAAACGAGTTCACTTTGGAGGAGATGTAGAGATTGCAGATCCTGCGACAGGAGAACTTGTTAAAAAGCAGTTCAAGGGTTTTATGATCAATGTCCTTGGTAAATGGTTCGAAGACGATATGCTTATCTATAATAAAGATGATGCCGTCTTTGAGAAACAACTTAAAGGATTCAAAGAAGTCAGTCGGACAATGCACGGAGTACGTTACTCCAAGACAAATGAGCATATCATTGATGCAGTAGGTCTTGCCTGTTCTGCTATGTTTATGCTGCATAAGAACCCTTTCCAGCGCAGAGTTCCTATGACAAGCTACTTGATGCCCTCTCCAGAGGTCATTGCAGGTGGTTCTATGACTAAAGAGCAGCGAGATCAGTTCTCTCAGAAAGACCCTGTAGGAGGCGCTCTCGTCAATACACACTTAGATAAAGACTTTGCGGAAGATACTCGAGTAAAGGTCGATGAGACTTTACACGTTCTTGTTGATACTCCTGGAGACAGATCTTCCGTAGGAAGTGACAATCCTTTTGCTCGAAAGATGGGAAGTTCTCTCGGATCTCGCATTGGTTCTCGAAACGCTAATGCTCCACGCGGACGGACAAGATTCTAATGCCAAGTGTACCTTCTTCACTCTTAAAACGCCGGAGCGGTCCTCCGGCGCCTCCACTCAAACAAGGTTCGTCTGATAAAGACTATCCAGACCTTGCCGGTGCAATTGGACTTGTTATTAATGCTGGGGTAGAAAAAACGACTACTCCTGCACTAGAGATTGCACTTCAAGAACAAGCAGAAGTCCAAGAGATCTTACGTGGATACGCTAAGGCTCTGCCAATAGACAGCGTCTTAGCATCTATGGTTTCTACACTTGCAGATGCTACGGAGAATCTTTCTCCGCGCGCATTGGCAGTAATGTCTCCTACGATTGTAGATTTAACCGTCCACGCAGAAAACGCGATCGTAAATGGTGACGTAGGAAATCCTAAACCCATTTCTATCCAAGAATCTTACGTGAACAAGTTACTAGACTTTGTAAAAACCCAATCGATTATAAACTTAAAGCACTTAGTAACCGGACTGCAAGACTCACTGACACATAGAACCTTAGAGAATCAAACACGAGACGATCAATCTGAACGTACAGGAAGGGACATTTCCCAAGGATATCCACATTTAATTGGACAGCTTTCTTCTGTTTCGGAGACTCTTGCAACATTAGGCCCTGTTAATTGGGGATCAATTGCTCAGGATGCCGGTCAAGCGGGAATGGATGACATACAAGCTCTCCTCTCAAGTGCTTCCGAGAGAGCATATCAGCGTCAGCAGCAACTCGAAGTAGAAGCAAAAGCAGCACACGCTGTTTCGTTTCATGCATTAGATTCTGCACGTAGACGGACACAACAAATACAACTTGTCTCTGCACTACTCTCTGCATCTCAAGTTGCTATTTCTCATCCAGATAATTATCAAGAACTTAGCACAGGCGACTTCTTAAGTGCAATGAAAACTGCTGCAGAGAAATCACTTACAGATATGCTTAAAGAACAAGCCTCTAAGCTTCTTAAACGTAAGAAGAAAGCTCCAGCTACTTCTTCTTCAAAGCCTCTGTTAATGTCGGGTGACACAAAACCCTTGGATCCTAATGTAGCATGAGTATAAATCTAATCCGTGTAAAACACTTAATCAGAAGTATTAAAGTTTGGATAAAGACCAAAGTAAGTGCCTTATTCCTACGTACAGCACTCTTTATTGGAAAGATCTACTGGCAGACTATGCCTCATTCTGAGAAACCTGTTCCAGATCTTCTATATCCTTATAACTTATCTTTAGCAGGGCGCCGAAGGCTAGCTTCTGGGAAACTTGCCTCAATGGTTCCTATTCTGATACGAGAAAGTTCTCCTTCTACTTTAGGAGGAGTTCCTTCCTGGCTCTTAGACTTTGCTACAGATGAAAGACCTTTTGTCCCGCCATTAGATATCGTTTTTCCTCGTCAGGCTTTGATCTTCTCGTTTGCACCTAATACGCACTACAAACCCAATTCAATCACGCAACCAATCACGAGTTTGGACTCTATCGTAGAACAAGGCTATTCTTCACCTATTCCAGGTGCTGACCGAAACTTGTTAGAGGACCTGTTCTCAAGAAGACTCAATTTAGGAACAGATCCAATTCCACTTATTCCGATCTTCTGCGATGCAGAAGAGATCTTATCTGCAACTAGCCTAGATACCTTGTCTCTAATCATCAATCGTTGTTGGCAAGAATCTTTAAAGTGGTGCCTCTCTCAAATGCCTCCACTTCCACCAGTTTCAGAAGAAGCAATTGAATCTCAGGTAGGTACTGGAAATTGGATAGACCGAAGAGTCTTTATTGAAGAAGCGACGTTCTCTGCTTTATTTCAATTAGGTAACGATGCAAAAGTAGTCATAAAATGAATGACAGAGGATCCTCGTGACACTTATAAACAGAAATCTAGAAACACCTATTGGCCGTTTACGCATTGCTAACGAAAATACTGGCCTATTAACGACACGTAAAGATGCCTTCTTAACTCGTCTTGCGCCTCATTGGAACCAGAACATTGTCCACAATGAATCAGGCTCCTATAATGCTAAAGAGCTTCCGGAAATCAAGAATCCATTGCTTCCTGGAACATACCCAAAGCAGCGTCAATGGATGTTTCCTAAAGATGAGAACAACACTCTTAAGCGTATCCAAAAAGCACATGAAGCAGAAAGTCTTCTCTCTCAGGCTACAGACAAATATACAGACCTAATCAATAAGGAAAGTTTCAGTCTCCGGTGTATAGAAACTGAGCCTAGAGAGTATATCCAAGCCCGATTTTACTACATCAGTGCTACAACCGGAATCCCTATTGAATCTCTGTTCAAAGAGACTTCCAGAGATCTTGTACAATACGGAAACAGTTTCCTGATCAAAGGACGCATCTCAAAAGAGACAGGTAATGTCAGAATCGCAGGAAGAGATATTGTCTCCGCAACAATCATTCACGGAATAAAGAATGCCCAGCCTATTGGCGGCTATTTCCGAGCAGATCCTCTTAACTTTCATCCTGTGTACAATCCCGATACCGGCCGGCTGGAAGCTTGGCAGCAGAAAGTTCTCGGTAAAGATCCTAAAAGCTTTAATCTAGAACAAGTCATTCATTTCGCATATAAGCCTCCTGCAGGACAAGTCATGGGAGTTCCGCTTTCCGCTCCTGTCCTTGATGACCTGATGAACTTACGTGACGTTGAAGATTACGCTACTAAGCTTATCTTTAAGCACCTATTTCCTCTTCTCCACCATGAAGTTCCTGATCATACAGGTACAGGATTAGGTACAGACGAAGATGTAAAACAAGCAGTTGCAAACTATGCAGGAATGGCTCCTGATGGAATGCTAATCACTCCTCCTGGTCATAAGATTAGCGTTGTAGAAGCAGGACAAGGTATTGACCCCGCTCCTTACATTAAACATCTTATGCAGAGAGTCTTGATGGGTCTTGGCCTCTCAGAAGCAATTATGGGGTTAGGCAGCGCCGCTGCAGGAATGAGTGACATGCTTACGGCGCAGATGCATGACCGCGTTAAAAGTTTTCAGCAAGATATGGAACGAATGATCAACCTTAAAATCATTCTTGAGCTTCTGATGGAAGGCGGATTCGATCCTATTCGTAGGAAAGAAGAACGTGTTGAACTTGAGTTTGATGAGATCGAAATCGAAGATGTAATACGCCGCGAGAATCATATGGGAAATATGTTCGGTATAGGTGGTGTTACAGAAGACGAGTTTCGGCACTCACTCCGTCGTAATCCTCTTACAACTTCTGATCGGAAGAACAAGCAGATTTACACAGATAAGATTCCGGTACTTGTTGCCCAGATTAAGGCACAAACTAACTCACAGATTGAGACTATTGAAGCTCAAGGAAAGGTTGCTGCAGATGCCGCCACTAAAGCCGCTGCCAACAGTAAAGACCTCGCCACGCATCAAGGTAAGATCGCCAAAGACTCAGAAACACACAAATCCGCTATTACTTCCACAGTCAGACCAAAGACCGTTCCTACAGCGTCTCTGCGCGTCCCTAAACTTGCATCCAAGGCAACAAGCAAAGGCTTAAACCCTGTAAAGACCGCTTCTGGAGGCTCTACTCATGGAACAGTAGCTTCTAAAGATAACCCGAGCAATCAGCATGGGCAAAGAGGTGCACCGAGAGTATCAAACTCTCCGGCCGCTGGAATAGCATCCAAGAAGACACCACAATCTGCTAAATAGGTTCTAGCAGGTCTGCATCTTATAAGGGGACAGTCCGAAAGAGATACCGTCCCCTTAACTCCCGTCCTCAACGCGGGCCATTCCCGTAAAATCACCCGGACTAAGAGACAATACTATGAGCTTTGATCTGTCAGAATATCAACATATCAACCTTGGAGCTAATGCTTCTGTAGGTCCAGCGTTAGATCGCAGCTTGGCGATCTCTCGCTTTAATGAGGCTGCAAGGAAGGGTGCGCCTGTTTCTGTTTCAGAAATGCCTGCTGTCATCTATCCACAGATCCATGTTCTGTCTGCAGATAAAGCTACTCGAAACAAAACTCGTTACCCAACACAGGCCCATAAGGGTAGCCGCAAAGAACGTACCGGGCAACACTCCTTCACTAAACCCTACCCAATTCCCATGATTCGTGATCATCAAGCTGCTCCAGGCGAATGCGGAGGTGAAGCTTCTCCTGTCTATGGGCGCTTTATTGACGCAAAGCTCGTGAAGAATGTGGAAAGTGGTCAAGGCCATGTTGCAGGACTAACAGAAGTCCCGCATCCAGAAGCAATCTTCGAGATTATGAGTGGGCTATGGCTTACAGGCTCTCTTGGCAGCAGCGTTCATCTTGCTCAGTGTTCTATCTGTTCCGAAGCGTTTAACTCTCCAGGGGCTATGTCAGATCATGAACATCGACGCGGCGGTCACTACCGGCCAAAGAAAGCTTCTGAGATTAGAGCTCAATCCGTTTCAAGAGAGTCCGAAGTTGATGCAGTTATAGAATACATTCAATGTGACTCTAAAGAGCGGGGTGCAGTCGAATGCTTGACAGACGTAATGAGCTATTCTGCACGGGAGTATTCCCGCGTAGTCGTTCCTTCTGATGATGAGAGCATTATTGATGTTGTTGACACTTCGAGCGCGTCCAGCCACTTCACAACAGCACCTACTGCAGAAGCTTCTGAGCTTCCTGCTTCTGCTCTATGGGTTCCAATGAGTCGATCTTCCCGTGCAAACATTGGTGCCTGGGGAGAGCGTTACATTGACCTTGTTAGTGGACAAGAGAAAGCGGCAAGTGATCTTGGACTAATGTTTGGACATCAACTTCACGAACACTTTGAACGGTTGATTTCAGACGAAGACTCAGACATTGCTTTTGAAACAGTAAGTATCTCCCGACAGGCTCATGTTCCTTATACCTTCTCCGGACTAACTGTGGAATCTTCGGAAGACTGTCACATGACAGATGCCTCGCAGACTGAAGAAGATCTGACCTCTGAAGGGATTGTCGCAACAATCCCAGCAGAAACTCCGAGTGAAGTTCCTACTACTTCTACCGAAACTATTCCTACAGAGATCACTACATTAGCCACCCCTACACAAGAAAAGCAGAGCGTTGGTAATTTCTGCGGTCCAAATAACACTTTCCTTGTCAATGATAAAGCTCACTACTCTGCGGCTCTGAAAATGGTCGGTCGATACAAAGGGCCAGGAAATAAAGCCAAGATACGTTCTCGCATCCTCTTCCACGGCAAAGCTAATGGCTGGGATAAATAATTAGGAGAAACTATGAAATACGCGCTGACACTAAAATACATTTCCCTTGAGGGTATTGAACATGCTCTCGACGTGCTGCCTGCAGAAACTACTGAGCAGCGTACTAGGTCTCTTAGCATTATTCAAGAGAATACCGATTTTGTAGGCTTTCTCTCCGATGAGCAAATCACACAGATCGATACCCTTCTTAAAGAAGGTACCTCTACAGAAGAAGCACTAAATATTCCTATTACTGCAGAAAACTATCCTTTGTTCATTGTTGCGATGTCCGTGGGGGCCCAAAGTAATGGTATTCAGGGCGCAGAACAACTTCAGTTCGGTGAAAACTTTGCCGAGATAAATAATGAAGCCTTCAATGAAGCAACCCTGTGTGATGGTGGACCAAACCGGAAAGAGACTCTGCGGCACGCACGAGAAGCTTTCCGTCAAATTGGTTCGATCAGCGAAACAATCTTAACACTTCCCACAATCTTTGAATCCCTCCAAAACCGCCTTGCAGTTTTGGAAGGTACCACCGTCCCGCAAACTACGACAGAAACGCCAGTAACAGAGGAAACTTCAACTACGGAAGCTGATACTCTCAGCCCCGATGTTGAAGAATCACTCTCCACGGAAGCAATCGTAGTAACTGCGGACGTACCGAGCGAAGAAACTGATACACCGATTTCGGCTGTAGTAGTTGAATCGCCGCTCGACGGGGAGGGGAATACCCCAGCCTCACAGACCGCCAACGAAGAGGGAACCGAGACTGATGCAGTCACGGAGACCGATCCTGAAAGCGCTGAAACGCCAAGCCTGAGTATAGAAGCACGATCTAGTCTTCGACGACTCATGAATGGCCGCCGTAACGCCGGCGTCACTCTCTGATCACTCTGACTGCTGACCTCACCGAGCGGAACCTCGGAATAATACGCACACTGCTTTGGAGTATCTACTCCCAGCAAGGAGACTTTCGTTATGCCTATCTTTGGATCACGTCCTACAAACCGATCTGTGGCCCCACAGCTCGTAATCTCCGGCTTAGAGTCTATGGCTGAACAGTTCGAGGTTGATCCCTCCCTGCCAGTTCTAGGCCAAGATCCTTTCTTGCCGAATACTGATCTTATCGTTATTCCTCGTGGACGTCTTGTTGGTATTAAAAACCCCGCAGGTCCTGGTCGTCCTACTTATGCTCAGGAACAAAAAGCTCTCCTTACTCTGGCAAACGGAACTGATGGTATATCTATTAACGGTATTTCCACTGATGTCGCTCCAGTCGGGTTTGCAGAGACTCCTTACTTCCGTTCCTTTGCAGAACAGATTCAGCCACTTCCCGGTGTCACCAAAGGAAAACTGCTCTCGATTCCTTACGTACAGACCTCTAATGGCGCTTATGGCGCAATCAAACCCGGCGACTACGTAACAGCTTATGCTGGTACAACGTCGAGCGGCTCCCCGATTGCACAGGAAGTTGGCAAGATTGTACGTTTCGTCGAGAAGTCTGTCTTCATGGCGCATCAGGACGTTGCTGGTACGCTGATTCAGCTTCTGCAGGCCGTTCTTCCTGCCTTCCAGCCTCGTGTCTTCTCTGCACAGAACGGTGGTGCTTTTGTACCATTGACGAGTGCAGCGTATGCCTTTAATGGCAACCACTGGCAAGTCACCCTGAATGCAGCTGTTACAGATGTATTCTACGAATGGGGACAGGGTATCCAGAACCGCGCTGGACAGTGTATTAGCTTCCAGGCAGTCGGTAATGCAGGCGGCGCACTCGATCATCTGCATAACTTCCCAGGCTGGCTGCAGTGGGTCAAGGATAACTATGACGCGTGGACCGTTCCGCCGCTTACGCTTCCTCGCCCTACCGTTCAGATCCAGAATGAAGTTCCTACAAACATTGGACCGAACGTTTTCCGATTGGCACAGTATCCTATTGCGCCTCTTCGAACCATCTCGGTTTATGTCACGGGCACTCGAGTCGATCCTTTGACGGGCGTTACTCAGAGTCTGACTAATTACCTTCTGCCTCTGGCTGCAGGTACTTACTTAGAGGACTTTACGTACGGACAAGATTACATCATCAATCCGCTTACCGGTGTCCTGACCTTCGGCAGTGATATCACTATCACTGGTCTTACCGTCAGCTACTCTGCGGATACGAGTTATCTTGATGGAAAGATCTGGGACACAGGTGTGCTTGGTCTTACTGACGGCCGCTATAGCGGCGTAGCGGGTACGCCTGCACACCTGGAACTCCTGGGTGTGGTTGCAGACATGCACGTTGCGATCTTCTAAACGGCCTATGCCGTCCAATCCCCAAAAGACTTGGTATAGTGGCTAACCACTATACCAAGTCGGAACAAGAGAGACTGTACCTCCATGAAACTTAATCTGTCAGAGTTAATTAAAAAGTCCCGCGAAGATTACGATCGCAGACTTATTCGAGATTCTTCAGCCGGTACAATGAACCAGACTGAACTCGATACTTTCGTCAATGACACAGACGAAGTCAGCGGTATCTTAACGGCGCTTATGACTACGCATACTGGACGTGTTCCTCAGCGCAAAGGTGTCACAAACGCCGAAGGCAAAAAGTTCCTAGAGAACTGGGAGCGCGGCGAAGATAAAACTCCGCTGTCGTTCGTAGAAGCTCTTCACTCCAATGATGCTTCCGCAATGTTCAAGCACGTTATTAGCGATATCCTTGTCGCTCCTATCGAGACTGAATATATTGGACAGACAATCCTCTCCCGCACCATCCGTTTGGATGGCGCACGCAGCGCTATGTTCCCCGCAATGGGAGCGATTGTTGCCGGAGACTTGTCTGAGACCGGAGAGTACCCAGAACAGCAGCCCAGCTTCACGGAGCACATGCTGGAACTGAAAGTTCAGAAAGCTGGACTAATGCTTGCCGTTTCCGAAGAAGTCATCGAAGATTCCATGTGGGATGTCTTTGGCCTCTACGTAACGATGGCTTCCAATGCCTGTGACCGCTGGAAAGAAGAGAAGATCTTCAAGGAAGCTCTCTCGAAAGCAAACACCGTATTTGACAATACGATTGTTGGTGATCACGAGGCCCTGACCAACGGACGTGACAAAGATGGTCAGCTAAACGGTTCGGTATCCTTTACCGACCTGATGGACGTGTTCGGTGGAGTTATGACCAACGGTTATGAAATCACCGATCTTCTGATGCACCCGCTCTGTTTCATCATGCTGGCAAAAGATCCTCGCCTGCTCTTCCATCTACTGACAACTGGTGCTTATGGTCAGTCAGTTCCGATCCCAGCGCTGGATGCAAACTCAATTCAGAAGAACCTGCCGTTTGGCTCTGTCAACGTTGTTGTAACGCCTCAGATGCCTTTCGACTACAAGCGTGTCATTGCTATCAATGGCGTGCAGCAGGATCCCTGTAACATCGGGAGCATCATCGCTCTTGATCGCAAGTCCAGCCTCATCGTTCTGCAGCGTGACGACAAGCACATGGAAGAGTTCAAAGCACAGACCCGCGACATTCACTACCTCAAAGTAGCAGAGCGTTATGCAGTCGGCGCACTCGACATGGGACGTTCCATTGCGGCCATCCGTAATATCCGTCTTGTACAGAATCACGAGAGTGTATTCAATGTCGGTATGGGCGTTGTTTCGTAAGATAAACGGGCACCAGTCTAAAACACTGGTGCCTATTTAGAATATCTGTCACATGACAGTCATAAAGCCACCCGAGGGTGGCTTTATTTATATCAGACATAACCAACACTAATTCTATTGGAGAATAAAATCAGATGGCAGACGATACCGTAGATCGCAGTACTGGAAACCCTATTGTTTTGATGGTGGCTAATTTAACCGTAACACCACGTACAAATGGGTTTGATATATCCTGGGATCCTATCGCTGCACTCAATCTTAATTACTATCTAATAACTCGCAGTGATGGAGAGACTTTCCGTACAATATCCACCGTACTGCACGATAGTTATGAACTTGTTGAGAAGTCGATCTATACCTGGAGCGTCTCTGCTCATGCAAAGCATGGAATTTCTGTTCCAGCTATTACAGCTACATTTCAGTTCTAATAGGAAAGCCATGAGTACTATCCAAACATCTGTTGTGTTTTACCGAGGTCTAGCTCCTGTTCGCTTCTGGCTAAAATCACACTACGGTCATGTTGCATTCCGCTACAATGATACTTTAGTAGAAGCGCTTTCTATTGGAGTCGGTGCACGTTGTTTTGGTTCCCATGAATCAGATCGCTTTGCACGTCAGCTTTCTGTAGATTTGACCTCTCCAGAAGAAGCGGCTGCCTACGCTGCAGAGCAAGTAGGAAAGCCTTATGACTGGGGTGCAATACAGCAAGACTTTTTAGGTCCCTTGCTTCCCTACGTAAGATTAAAGGATACGCAGGAAGACTCTTGGGATTGTTCACGGCTTACACAAGCAATATTAATGCATGGTGGACATGACATCGAAATTGCACATTGGCCGATAACTCCCGAAGATCTATTCTTGAACCTAACTGTGGAGAATCCTTTTGGATTCCCACAGAAACGACTTCCAGACTTTACAGCAAAGACTGATTAGGAGCCACCTTATGGCAATACCTGCAAGCAATTTACTTTCCGTGATGGCTTCATGGCCTGTCCTGCGTGATGAACGTTTTGACCCGAATGTTCCGTCTCCCTGGAGAGGAATACAAGTACCCTCTACGACAGACCCTTTACACCCTGTCATCGCCATACTATTCAACCACGACATTGATCCCGCAATCTATGCTTCGGATAGTGCTCTGGGTGCTTACGTCTTATTAACCTCAGTCACAGACCCTTCCGCACGTAACATCGACTCCTTCCGGAATGTCCGATTTGATACTGTTGCTAATGTTCTTACATTCGAACCAAATGCTCCGCTCTACCCAGGCTCTACCTACGGCGCAACTCTTCGAGGATCTACCAGAGATTCTGCAGGACGATCTTTGGAGCGTGCATATTACTGGGAATTTGAAGTTGAGTCCTCAGTGTATCAAGGAATACCGATTCCTGTTCTAGTTTCTCCTGCAGATCAAAGTGTTGTTACTGAGTTTCCCTTTCCTTTTCAATGGGGAATCGATGCCTCTTTTCACAACATCCCTGCTGGTCAAGATTTAGTCTTTATTGTCACGGCATATGATAATCGTGAAAAGTCTCACGTGCTTTGGAGTGGTACGGTTTTTGCTTCGGACAGTAGTGCGGGACCTCCATAAGACTTAGATACTGTGCCATATATTCATTACGACAACAATGAAGTCTCAGAGGCTGTTACAAGCATTCCTATATAGAACACGACCATTAAAGACTGTGTTGATGTCAACAGTAAGGGCCTGTCACGAACACCATACACTACTGTCACCTTCGCAGCAGCATTGCTTGCATACACTTATTCTAATAGCACCTCTAGCGCAAGCACAGCAGCTAGAAGCCTTACCAATGCTGTTTTGGGTACTGTTAACGATTACACTTCTATAGTAAGATCTTATTCCTGTTAAGAACAAAGTAATTTCTACCTTGTAGCTTACTTTACTTCTTTTGTTTCTAGTGTTGGATAAAAACTATGCCTACGACACCTTCAACAACCGTTGTACTTTTTACAAATAACCCGTCACTGAAACTAGTGCATCCTGAAATGACAAGTGCATTTCTTACCGTGGATACTATTAACAACGTCCAAGGTATTCAGCCTGATGGAAGTGCAGTCTGGGACTTATCCTCTCTAGGTACTATTCAGCATCATATTGGTCAAGTCTCTGCAATTATTAGTGGACAGCCTTATATAATGCCACTAGATATCACGATTTCTCTTCCACCACATGTTGTTTACCCACTCGAGAACGCTCTTAAGAACTACCGAGTAATTCCGCAGTTCCCTCCAAACACTATTCCCGATCCTGGAGTGCTTTATTGGGGAGTAAAAGCACAACTACGAGATATTACTGGTACTGTAATCTCGGAGTCTCCTGAGTCTCCGCTTCAACAGTTTCTTGTAGATGCTCAGGAGACAGGACTCATTCCAAACTTCGGAGGACCTGGTGGTACTACGTGGGCTCCTCTCTTGCAGAAAGACCCACTTGTACCTGCTAAGATCTTCCGATTACTGAGTGTTATTCCTTATCCTGGTTATATTAATCAAGATTCTATGCCTCAATCAGAATAAACTGTCATGTGACAGTGGATTATCTACACTGTAATGTGTATAATAGACTAAGCTTCTAAGACACTTAGAAGCTTAGTTTTGGTTTCGGCAACATCTAATCACTAAGGAGTATTATTTCCATGGAATTAAAAGACTGTAAAGAGATGGCAGATAACATTCGTATTGCCCTCAATACCTTTACCAAAGACACACTCGATATCATCACAACAGATGTTATCTCCTCAACTAACCCTCTACCCAACTTCCAGCCTTTGTACGATACACTCTCTGGAACGCTCGAAGACATCAAAGCTGCTCAGTCCAGAATCGATGCCGTTAAAGGTATTCCAGCCAGCCCAGTAACAATAGTGGTGCCAATCTCTAGTACAGATCCTGTTGTCATTGACGGTCCTGTTATTGCCGGTGCTTAATAGAAAGAGCTAGGTATTTGCATGACAGCCTCTCTTACTTATGTAAAGTTTCTACCACGACTTGGGTTTGAAAGTCGAATGCTTGGTGGTCAGTTCCAGGGCAGCAATGATATGGCTAGCTGGACTACACTGGCCTTAATCAATCAGCTTCCTAACCCAAATCAATGGATAACGCTTCTTGCTTCCGGTACAGTGCCCTATCGTTATTTCCGTTATCTCTCTCCAATCAATTCCTACGGAGATATTGCAGAACTTGAATTCTGGTCAGGAACAACAAAGCTAACCGGGAAACCTTTTGGTACTCAGGGCTCTTTCCAAAATAGTGGTAGTGTCTTTACACACGCTTTTGATGGTGATCCCAATACTTTTGTAGATACTCCTAATCCTAGCTATAACTACCTAGGTATAGACCTTGGATATAAAGTTAATCCCCGTCCTGAGCCTGTAGTCCTACCGCCGGCTCCTATCGTAAGCCCAGGGCCAGTAATGCCCCTTTCCAAGTATATTGGAGCACCCTGTAACCTTTCTTGTATCCCTCAGTGGAATAGCAGCGGAGATCAGCGTCTAACCTGGACACGTGATATCAATGCTGTTACACACAACTGCTTTGTCAACGGAAAGCTTATCAAAACAGGGATTGTCGAATCGACTTACACTCTCTCGCATACAGAGTTGTGGGGATCGGGCGGCTGGACAGGCGCAATGATCTGGATCACAAGTGTAGATACATCTGGTAATGAAAGTATCGCTTCTCAAGCACTACCTGCAAGTTACTATGGAAATACAAGTGTTACTAGCATTCCTTCTCCCACAGTTCTAGATCCGATCTCTCAATTCAAGCTCACAAGTGATTGGAATCAAAATGGTCCACGTATTGTTGGTGAGTGGAAAGGCTCTGCTGCAGAGTGTGGCTACGTTGTTTCCAAGAACGGTTCTCCGTGGCTATCAGGTCTTTGGGGCACACGGTTCCTTGATGCCGACGTTCAGCCAGGAGTCAGCTACACTTATACAGTCCAGCCAATGATCACTCTCTGTACTCCTATAAACTATGGCCCGATTTCCGCTCCTCTTTCTGCGACAGGACTTGCTGCTGTTCCTGCACCTCTAACGGGACAAGTCACTCCAGTGTCTTCACTTCAAAGACGCTCCAGCATTGTCATTGAAGTTCCAACAGTCTCCGGCATTGCTGACTGGAGACTACGTGATATTAATGATAATACCTTTGTGAAATATGGAGGTAAGATTACCTACCGCGCAAACGGCATGAATCAACTCGATCCAAGAATGCCATATTCGATTGAGTGGAATGGACTTGGGCCTGTACCTACAACTCTTATTCTTGAAGGTGTAGATAAACTTGGACCTATGCAGCTTATGGAGTCCATGAACTGTGATTGTCCTGTTGGCGAACCCTGTACTTGTTTATCTTACGTGAATGGACAAGGAGATCCTTCCAACAAGCCTAATGTACTGGTAACTTCCGCGCCTTTCAATGTCATGCAGTCCATTGTTGACATTCCAGGTAAGCAGCTATTTGTAGAGAACTGGGAAGATGTCAAGCCCTTTACAAAACTCCCAATGCCTACAGTCAAACCTCCAAACTCTCAGTACTACGGAGATGCTCACGACTATGCTTCTTTCGAAAACGATCGGTGGCAAATCCGGCAATATGGCTGTAACAATCATGACACAACCTTCAAAGTAGATCGTAAGCATTTTATGCCTATCGTCTATGATGGAGGAGGACCAGAATCTCCCAATCCTCCGCACAATAATGTGGCTTCCTTTGTTATGATGCCAAAGCACATACTCGATACGACTGGAAACCTAACTGCACACTGGTCTGTTGAAGTCGATGCCCATCTGATTGGACGTGCCTGGATCGAACTTGGTTATGGAGACTCTTCTGGAGAGCTAATTAACATCGCTAAGTTCCAAGACCATAAGATGAATCCTCTTACACAAGGAGCCTATTTACGCTGGCAGATTCAGGAGCCTGTGAACAGCCTTGACTATTTCCCCAACATCAATGGAGCATTCTCTTGGATTAATCTAGTTCCTACAGACTGGAACGCCGCTTACGTGCTTGCACGTAAAAGCTGGGATCATACCAACCCAAAATCGAATGGAACAACGCAGAATCTTGATAAAAAGCATACATTCCACTTCTATGTAAACGACACTCAAATCCGTCTCGTAGAAGAAACACCCAGTGGAATGTACAACGTTAAGTTCACGACTACAGTGCCAGGTGGGATGAATCTCAATAAAAAGCAGCCTTACCTTGTGTTCCAATATTACCACTCTGCCAATTCTATTGCAGAGCTAAAGAGCTACAACCCAGAAGAGGATTACAACATCAACTGTCGTCCCTATTCTTTTGCGTGGCATATTGGACAGGTACGTTTGGAAGTCCTAGATACTTTCCCAGTCTAGGCTTCTTGTCTCCTTACGCATTTACCGACAAATAATACAACAGAGTATTTTGACGTAAATCTTTAAGGATATATATTATATGGGCAACCCAATTGTGCCGGGGTCAAATACCCCGGCACTACCTCAAGACTATAATCCAATTCCCCCTGATATTAATCCCTGGATCTACCCCGGTGAGCGCGAAGTAGGACCTGCAGCACCCACAGCTGCGACTTTTCCCTACCTAGATAATTATATCACGACTGGAACCCCTGGCTGGCCTGTGATTGCTGCGGCATTCTCAGATAGCATCGATCCGTCTTGTCTTACTGATGAGAACTGTTTCTCTGTATCAAAAGCAAGCCTTAATACGTACCGAGGTAAGATCAAGGTCGCAGGAACCTGGGCACTTTCCCCTTTAGGGACACTAGATGCTTTAGATCAGCCAGCAGGAGCTAACACGGCAGCCATATTCACTCCTTCTGAGTCTATCATCAGGAATACTCGCTATGTCGTCCACATTGGCAAGTATATTAAAAACCTGAGCGGAGTCTACCTAGGAGAAGTAACACTTACACACTTCCTTTCCAAACTTGAACCTTTCTTCATCGATCCCTATCAGCTTCGTATTCGTCTTAACGAATACAGTGATAAAGTAAGTAATGAGCAGCTCTACTTCGAGATCTGGCGTGCCTCAATGCGCTGTAATCGCGAAACAATGCCTTTTGTGCCTGTTGCGTATATTGGAGGCCCTACTGCAGAGCAAGTTGCGGCCGCTTCCTTCTTAGATCTGTACGCAATTCAGATGTTTGTAGAGCTTGAAGCCTGTGAACAAATACTCCGTAAGCTTATTACGCAGACAGTCGATAAGATCAATAGACGTCACCAAGGCCTTGACTTTCAGACTGAAATAGACGATGGTCTTCTAAGAAACCTTCAGCTCGCAATTACTCTTACACACCAAGAACGTGAGCCTTACTATGCAGAAATAAGCCGTAAGCGTCCTCGGATTATAAACTTGCAGAAGTCTCAGAATCATCCTCGCTGGGCTACTCAAGATGCCTCATTTCCTGGACGTAAGAGGTTCTAATGGCTACTCCTCCTCCTTCAAGAGGCGCAAGGCGCCCAATGCATCTTTCGACTCTAGGAACAGAGTTTGAAGAGTGGTTAGCAACTCATGGACGTTGGTGTATCTACGCCCGAGCAGACCGACGTTTTAAGTGTCGCTGCTTTGATGATCAAACACAATCTTCTGGCGGACCAGACGGAGGTCCTTCAATACCAGGAGCTTCTGGTTGTCCACTTTGTTTTGGTACAGGATATCTAACTACACTCGAACGTATGAAAGCCTATGTTGCCTATGACGTTCGAAAGACATATTCTACACGTTCTGGTATTGCACCCGCTTACGTAGGAGAAGTAGATACTTCTGGTGCGATCATTTATATGCGTGGTGGAGATTATCCTGCTAAACTTGACCTTCTCTTTGAAGTTGAGTGGGATTTACCTTACAAACAAGTAGCAGTTCAAGGAACTCCTACTCGGCTTATTCGAGGCTGGGAGATTATGAATCCCGCTCCAGCGATCTTAGGTACAGAAGGTGCTGCAGATTTAATCATGGCTGGTGCTCGTTCTCATGGAGAACAATTAGTACAGCTTGAAGAGAACCTGCGCGGAGCAGGAGAACGCATTCAACCTCCAGGCCGATTAGAAGGTCTTACCGCACGTCAAAATCGACCTTATGGGGGAATTGCAGGAAACCGTTACGCTCAAAGTGACACTCTTGCTGCTCCCGGAATCAAACCAAGATTTGTCTGAGTAAACTATGCCATTTTATACAGGATCGACAAGAGATGAAAGAAATCCCAATAGGCCGTTCTTGTCTGTACTTGTCTTTGGTACAGCGCCTGATGGAGCACTCGGAGAGAGTCGATGGTTCTTTGACACAGAAGAAGCCGCATTTGCTTACGGAGGTACAAGCATTGCTCGCTTTAATCCGAGTCCTACAGATACCTCTGTAACATTTCCAAAGACTTTCTTACCAGACAACTCCAGTCTCTCAGGAGATCCTAGACAATTAATCTATCACGTAAGACCTTCTACAGGACATCCAATAGAGTATGCAGGTCTAAGCAACCAAACGGCATCGGGAAGACCAATTACTTTCCACTTTGATCCAATCGGCTATGATGCCTCTGTAGCAGTCTATGATGGTGGACTTATTATTCAGACTGCGGGATATGCTTCACATGGTTTGGAAGGAGATATTCTCCTTCCACTCATCTCTGCAATCGGAGAAACAGGCTTTGACGGTACTAATCTCGTAAATGTAGGTGGGTGTCGTGTTGGGTCTTCCTGGCTTCCTTCGGAGCCTCCACAAGTCGCTTTTAGTATTGGTCCAGGTTCTTTAGTATTTACCTGTAAAAACCAAGGAGATGGCACAGTCAATGACATTTACTTGACTGCCTCTGTCATTATACGAAGTGATGCTCTTATTATCGATCCAGGTCAACTGGGACTACCGTATACACGTCATACTTATACCTTCTCAAATTATGCCACTTGGAATGACTTGTGGGATCGAATTGAACAGGACTGTACTGCAGGGCTCCAACCATTACGTCTAGTTTCACGCATCTCTCGAACAAACTCTATTGCTCTTTCTGTTCCAAGTCCAAACGTAGCTGGACTTGCTCCTTCAGTCTATCCTGTGACTTATCAAGATAGTAGCCTTGGAGCACCTGATCTTACTTCCTCGGCCGGCTGGCTTGTTGTACTTGCAGAAAATGATCTCCCTTTAGATGAGTGTCCCTTCTTAATCTTCTCAGGATTAACAGGTAAAGCTTTAGTAGAAGATCCAGATAGTACAATAGAGCTTCTCAAAATCCTAGATAACAATGGAAATGGTTCTGATGAGAATCCAGACCTTATTCTTATTGTTCCATGGTCTTTGACGCCTCCTGTACTAGGTGTACCTTATAACGCAGCAGCAGATGCTGATGCTTTAATTAATCTAGTTACCGCTATTGGCCCTCAGCTTGCCTCTCGGTTGTTAGTGGTATGGGGCGGTATGACCCAAAGCATTCTGCCTGCCGCACTAGACCGTACACCCTTTCAGATCCCTGCAGCATACGCTGCAGTAGGAGCTCTGATACGTGAATCTTCTATTGTAGGACTACCTTCCAATGTTTTACATCCTGAGATAAAAACAATCTCTGCTTCTTATATCCCGCCGATCCTTATAAAGAATGCAGCCGAAGTTCCTTCTCCTGCACTTCCCACAAGCATTCCAAGTCCTACAGATCTAGAAACTCTTCGCGTTGCAGGACTGACTGGACTTACAAAAAGCGTAGGAGATCGATGGTGTCTTCATTCTCCAATCCTTTTAGCAAATAGGGATCCCTTGAGATTCACACTCTGCGAAGCTGTTCTTCGAGAACGAGTACAAAGAGGACTCGATCGCTATCTTGGAGAGAACAATACTGCTTCGACAAGAGCAAAGCTTTCTGAGACATTGAATACTATAGCTTCTTCCGTAGCAGCTAAGAACGATGCAATCTCTCAGCAGATTTCTGATTTCTCTTTGCAGATTATCCCTTCCAGTATCCAAGAGACACAACTCATTAGCGTTTTAGCTATTGAAGGAAGAATGACTCTCTATGGAGAGACTTCCTCAATCATATTTCAAGTCAATCTGAAAAGTTGATAGTTATAACAAAACTTACCACATTCAGAAACCGCACAGCATCAAGGTAAAGAATGCCAAACATAGATAATCCTGATTGGGGTCCTTCCCAGATGTTGATCGTTCCTGATCAAACTCTTTCTCAGGAACAAGTAGCAAAAGGACTTGGACTCGATAGAATTGCTATCGAAGGACTTGCTCCGCTCAAGGAACAAAGAACAGTCTCTACTTTTATGAGGAAACTGTTGATTACTCTAAGTCAACAGCCCGCTCTAGAGAATGTTCTTCTGACACAAGACTATCCTCAAAGCTTAGAACAAGCACCTCGCGTTGTATGGCGCCTAGAAGGTCGTGAAGGCGGAATCGAAGGCCATAATCGGAAAGGCCCGTTTCTTGCAGAAACGTGGCCTACGGAAGACGGAAGAATCATTGAAAAGTGGATGCAGCCCCAAAGCTTTCAAGTTGCCTTTGAATGCTTCGGTACAGATCCGGATCAAGCAGAATCTATCAAAGAGTTTATTGAGTTCTTTCTTGTTCGTAATGCCTATGTATGGTCACAAGCAGGAGCACGTCAATTCTTCTTTAACAGTGAAGGTTCTCATGGTAAATACGTTGCGGGTGGTGCGGCTCAACCCCTTGATAAAAGAACGTTACACTACTGGGGAGCAATGGATGTTGTCTACCTCAATGAAATCAATAGGATTGGGGCAATTGAAGTCCTCAATATTATAGATAACATTAATGTATTGACTATCGCTCTTACCCGTGCTAACGATGGAAGTATGGCAGACATCTTTCCTGTTCCAGGGCCTTTAGTTCTTTTGTTTATCCACGATCATGCAGCACGCTTCTCTATGGATTATATTCCTAATACGGATTATACTTTTGTCATTGATAAAGAAAAGTATGGTTATCGCTTCTTTCTTAACTGGGTGAGTCAAGGAAAAGTCCCTCTAATTGGATCTACCTACTACGCAACCTACATCAAAACAAACGAAGGAGAAACAATAATCACCGATGAGTATGAAGGAAACTCAAGTACAGCTGACGGAACTTCTGGACGAAGAAAGCGGCGGGGGATCATAGAAGGACGTGCTGCGATTGCTCCAAGGATACTGGGGCAAGAAGTAGATGCCACAGACCCGACGCGTGGAATGCCGATCATCTTCCCGAGAGACGATAATCATCTTGAAACGCCAGGTTTATCGCCTAATGTCCTTGATGCCCTTTCTCGGGCCAATATCCAAGTCGCTGCTGTCCTGGACCCGTCCCGTATTCCTGGACTTGTACCCGGAAGCGCATTCTCTCCCCCAGGAACATCCTGATCTCTGTACTGCCTTAAAACGTAGTGCGAAATAGTATATAGCCCGTTTCGCCATCACAATCCCGTCTGGAGCACAACACAATGGATTTCAATACTCTCCCCGGCACACGGTTCATTCTAAATGACTCAACAATGTCGGTTGGCCCTCCGCCTGCATCAGGCGATGCCATTTTAATCATAGGCTGCGCGCTGGACGGCCCGGTAAACGTGCCGATCAGTCTTCAGAGCCTTTCCAACCTTGAATCTCTCTTTGGACCTTCAATGTTTGATGATACCTACCGATCTGCTGACGGTGTGGTAACTACAAACGGTGTTACCACAGACACAAATAAAGGAACTTATGCTTATAACAGTCTGCTTAAAGCCTGTGCAGAAGTCATTCAGGGTGGTGGTTCCAACATCATTCTAGTTCGAGTTGGTGGTACCCTTGCAACAAGTGGTGCTTCCTCGCCTTCTGGTATTCTGGGCGGAGCAACTGCACAGGCATTCTTCCCCGGCGCAGTTTACAATGGTGCAACACTTACTGCAGTATCGGATGCAGTCAATGGTACTACGATCACGATCGTGAATCAGCCAATAACTAAAGGCAATCAAGGTGTTGTCTTTAAGTACCCTGCAGCACTTAACTACGGTCAAGTCTGCCAGCAGTTCAATCAAAATCGCCAAAACAAGACGTTCCAGTTGAAGATTTCTCCTGCAATTGCTTCTGGCACTGCACGAAGTAATCCTGTATCTATCGCAAGTGCAACACTCTCAGGTGGTACAAACGGAACGACAGCACCAGGTGATGATTTCTATAACAACAAAGTAGGAATCTATACTGCAATGACTCAGCCTTTGGGTACCTTCGAGCAAATCTCTGGTATTAACGCAGATATACTTGTTACTGCAGACCTTTATGCAGACGATGACATCAGTAACAGCGCAACTCAGTCGTTCCTGAGAAGCCTGGGAATTCTGTGCTATGAGCAAGGCCGTGACAACTATCCTATGCTGGCTTTTATTGGAACTCGCCCTCTGACAGACACAAGCCGTGTTGGAATCCAGAACAACGTTAATCAGCTTATAACGGTTAACCAAGGCATATACGATGACGTTCCAAGCAGAAAAGTCAACGTAGCTCAGTTCATTCAGTCAGGAATTCCTTATCAGGATCCTGAAATGACTGGTGTACAAAACATTGATCTAGGACGGTATCTTACTATTGTCGCAGGTCCTGATCTGGTCTACTCGTCCTCGAGTCTTGGTTCCTACGTAGGAAGTGGTGCAACATTCCTTGCTGGTATGGTCTCTAGTAGAGTCCCTCAGCAGGCTCTGACAAATCAGCCTCTAGGAAATGGTGTAGCGCTTGCCTATCAATTCACAAAGTCTCAGCGTAATCTTCTAAATGCTGGTGTTAATTATACTGGACAAGGTGATGGACTGGGTGGAGGTGCTTATGTTACCTTCACACTTCGTCAACCTGGTCAAGCTCAAGTCGTTGTAACGGAAGACGTTACAGCAGCTTCTCGTTCCAGTTCATTCACAAACATTCAGTTGATGCGTATTGTTCAGTCCTGTGAGCGTGTTGTCGAAAGCATCACTCAGCAGTTTATCGGACAAGCAAACGATCCTGGGACAGTTGCAACATTGGAAAGCCAGTTGCAAAGCGGACTTGATGTTGTTGCTGGACAAGGTGCTCTCTTCGGAGGCCGCAGATCTGGTTACGACTTCACAATTGGATCTAGTACTCTTGACGGACAGCTCGGAATCATTCGAATCTCCATGTGGCTTCGCCCTGCACGTGAACTGAGACGGATCGAAACGACTGTTACTGTCAGAAACAACTAATCAACTACCACACCACTGGAGGCTGTCATGTGACAGCCTCCACCCCAGGAGATATTTTCAATGGCATCCTATCAAGTCAATACGTCCGCTTCAGGCCTTGCGGCGGCGAACTTTAATAAAGGCATCGAGAGCTATGGCTCCTTTGCAGGTACGGATATTACTGCACACATCAACCATGTACAAATCGGCACATTGATGGGTGTTTCGTATACGATCCACACCGAGAAGCAAGCACAGTACACGTTTGGATCCCGTAATGTGCGTCGGTTCACGACGGGCAAACGAGGGATTGCAGGAACACTCGTATTCAATACATTTGACCGCAGTGCGTTGATCGCAGTATTTGCCGGTTCAAATAACATTGGTGAACCTCTACTGGGCTCTTTCAACGAAAACGGCAACTCACCCTCCCTTGCAGTCAATGGACATCGGTTCGGGCAAACTGGAGCAGATCTTGGACCGTTCCGTATTCCCTACGCGCTTGACTTCTTTGCCGAAGATGAAAAAGTAGGAAGCAGCTCGGACCTTCAGCAAATCACTTCCAATTTTGTAAGTACCATTGGCAAGGAAATTAACAATGCCTATGCAAATGCTTTTACTGTCCCGCTTGACTATGCAGATCAACTTCCTCCTTTCGATGTGACACTGACAATGCTTGATAATCAAGGCGCCGGTGCGTATATGGTTATCGGTGGTGTCGAAGTTATGAATGAAGGCGGTGGTTTTACCGTAGATGATCTTACAAATCAGACAGCGTATACTTATGTTGCTAGGTATATTCGGCCTCTGAGCCCAATCACTGGAGCTATAAATGCTAAAGCCGGTGGCAAGGGAGATACTGTTAGCATTGCCTCTGCAACAGGTAGTAACTAATCTGCTTTGATTTGCGAAGATGATTAGATACACCTCTATATAATCGAGTTACAGACCCTGCGAACTTCGCAGGGTCTGTACTATTTCTGCCGATAACTTTGACAGCAGACTAAAACAATGTTATAATGCTATAGAAGTACTCGGTTCTCCGATCTTCTATATTCCGCCACACAAAGCGGAATATGTTCAAGCTTCGGTAACGGAAGTAAGAATATGTTCCATTCCTAGTTTTGGCGAACGAAGAATGGAAATGTTGTAGGCCGGGATGCTTCTAGAGCCGCAAAGCATCCCGGCCATTTATCCGTTAAGAAGTATTATGACCTACACACTAAACAACCTGTGCCTTATTGTATCTTCTGCACCAGACACTCTGGCATATGGAATGACTAACGCACAAAATGAACTCAATAGTGTCTGTAGTCTTCCCTGCTGGAATCTTCCTATCACTAAACCAGATATCTTGTTTCGTTTGAGCAGCTCTAAACTTCTCTCTGATGTTATCTCACTACAAGAGTCTTACACAGCAAGACTTGGAGACTCTCTAAGATTTGGTGCTTGGATGGATATTACCTCTAAACTCCCTTTATCTTCCTACGTAGTCGCTGCACATTCTTTTAATCAGCTCTGTAAAAAGGCAAAGATAGAGAAACCTATCTTTCTCTTTTCTACACTTCGTCCTGAGCCTTTTCATAGCTTTGATCTTTCTATGCCTGCCGGCATAGGGGCTTTTCTCCAGATAATTCCCCAGGATAGTTTAGTATTCATCTCTTGTCCAGAAACCTTATGTTATAAACTTATGGCCTCTTTTGCTAATATCTCGATGTTATCCCCCAAAGGACAACACCAATTGTTTATTGGTAAAGAGACTCTCGAAATACATTCTCAGAGTGGAGCAGAAACGGAGTTTCTTGCTCCGTGGTGGGGTACAAAATGAGTGAGCGTTTCTTCTATAATGACACACAATCTCGGAGTGATGTTCACTCTATTAATGCTACGGATTTGCAAGCAGTAATTGCCCTTCCTACCGGACAGATATTAGAGCTTGCAACACTCTCTATGATGTCTCTTTCTACACACCGTGACGGCTTTCCTGTTACTTCTCTTGGCTACGTAGGACCTAAAGGGTTTACCCGTGGACATCGACTTACTGCAGGTACTCTTGTCTTCTCTGTTTTCGAACGAAGTGCTTTTACTAAACTGATGAATCCTTTAGAGGCTCCTACCGGTTACGTAAACGCAGCCTCTCGAGAGAAAAAGACAGAGATTAAAAGTGCATTCTACAATATGCACGCCGACGAACTTCCACCCTTTGATATCCATATCATCTATGCAAACTCTGATGGTCTGCTTTGCTATGAAGCACTCCTTGGCGTTGTTATTGTGGATCAAGGATCTGTGCGTTCTATGGATCTTATTCAGATTCAAGAAAGCTATGCGTACATGGCGACAGATCATATTCCCATTCAGCGTTTAGAGACGTTGGCGAGCTCAGGTTCGAATACTACAAAGCAACCTCCAGTCGTTCGTATTACTCCTACTAAAGTTCTCAATCAAATCAAATCGCAAGATATTCCTAATTATACTCCTGAATATCAGTGGGTAAGACGAGGAGAGAGTAAGATATTTCCTACTTCTGTTCATATAAACAATCCAAATAGTAATCTAAATGGCCCAGACTCTCACTATACGCAACAAACCTGGAGAGACCGTTGGGAGATACGTTCTCAAGGTAGTGTCGTTGCTCACGGTTTCAAACGTATTCCAGATCCTTTGGGGTGGCTTGTAGAAAGAGATAATGCAGGACCAGGAGATGGAGACGCAAACTGTGCCGACACTCTTACCCTTAAAATTACTATTCCTGATAGTTTTATGGCCCGTCTCGGAAACTATGTTGCTACTTACGAAGATGGATTCCTTGGTCAGTTTACAAACAATACTTCTCGTTTTGCAACAACAAGTTTTAGTATTGCCCCGCACGACTACGTAACCGCTGGAGGACAAAACACATGAGTGCTGTAGATCAATACCTTGCCTCTCGCTCTCTCCAAGTTGCTTCTTCGGATGGAGGAAGACCTACTTTCCGAACACTAAACCAATACAATCAAACATATTGGGGTGGGTTAGATGCCGCTATCTACTTCGATGATCTCTACATAGGAGAAGTTATCGCGCTTCACTACGAAGAGCAAGAATCTGTATATCCTTTGTTTGGTTACTCAGATTTCGTAAAACGTGGTACAATCCATGGAGCTCGGAGAGTGATGGGACAATTCACCATTAACTTCCAGCAAGCTTTGATGATGTATCTTATTCTAGAACACATCCGGGCGGGAGGAGGCACTGAAGCAGAGTTAGAATCTTTTATTCCTGTCAGAGATTCTCCTGTAAAGCTAACTTCTACCTCTGTCCCTCAGAATAGTAAAGCAGCAATTGCTTCTGGAGTAAACATGCTTGCTCCCGAAGCTGTAAGTCGCTTAAGCGAACTTTCAGCCTATGACTATAGTTCTGAGAATGCTCAGTCTACTCGAATGACTTCTGCCATTCGTAAAGTTAAATCTGCTACACTCAATAACATCGCTTCCAATGCACAAAGGCTAAAAGAGCAGTTTAAATGGACTGCACCAGGATACTCTGGTATTGATGCCAATAACCCTGGTGCTACTATCATGCAAGCAGTGCAAAACTCTATCTATGCACAAGGCTATCAATCTAAATACGAAACTGAATCAGGTTTTACTATCGGGATTGTACTTGGAGAAACCGATCTGAATAAGTATGAAGGAACCTATCGAGGCACTTCTTCTGTGCTTATTCCGACAGACTTTGATGAAGCCTACTTTAAAGCAGCAGCACACATGGATAAAAGTGATGTTGCAGCTGCGCTTCAAGAGATGCCTCCTGCAACTGTTCTGCAGATTACCGGAGTAGACATTACAGGTCATGGAATGACTATCGACGACAGTGGAAGACCATTGCTGCAAACTTACAGCTTTATTGCCTCAGATATCACTACTAAGCTCTCATAACAACTGTCACATGACAGACTAAGGAATATACTATGATTGATCATACCGAGAAACACAGTCCCGAAACCCTTGAGGCTCCGACAGAAGAGAAGCCTAAAGAGACAATTGTTCCAATGCCAGAAGCCCCAGTGCTAGAAGCTCCACCAGAAGTTATAGTACCAGAAGTCCCGGCACAGCCACAACCAGAAGTACCGCCTACCTCCGAAGCTGCAGAAGCATGGCCGAAGCTGACTGCAGAAAGAATTGCAGAGTGTAAAGTACTTAACCAAGGACGACCTGTATATCTCTATGATCAGCTTGGCGTTGTAATCGTTTATAAGAGTCTTATCGGATCAGAATATAACGAATTGTCAGATATCTTCCGTAAAGAAGGAGAGAAATCAACATCAGAACGTCAAGACGAGCAGTACGCCTCTTTTGCTACTCTGTGGCCTCGTCTCCCTGATGACTGGTTCCAGTCGGCTCTTGCAGGTCATGCACAGACTCTTGCACTGCTAGTGCGTCAGCAATCAGGTATCTCTTTCCTCTCTAATGATGGACGCGTTATTGGCAAACATCTTATGACGGAAGAGATTGATGCAAAAGATCAGGCGGCACCAGAAGAACCAACAGAAGACGAGATCAAAGCCATTCGTGCTTTGTCTCCTGGTAATAAACTATTCCTTGCAACCTATCCTGATGCTTCTCAGAACCTTTTCATTCCGCTACCCCGAATCGAATGGACAAGTATCAATAAGCGTATGGAGAAAGATCCAGATCTCGATCCTGCACTGGAAGTTGCAAGGTTCTGTACTAAATGGCCTGCCGTTCCTAACTGGGACAATGAGATTGCAGGAAAGATCAATATGCTATTCAATGAAATCATGAAGCAATCTGGATTCAACCTGGAACCCACCATCGTCGAACTCTAATCATGGATTCTAAAGAGATAGAAGAAGCAAAGGAAAACGGACGTCGGAAACTATTCCGAGTCCGTTTTCCTACTCTTTATGGCTATAAATCCACAGGATTTATTTGCCGTACTCTTTGTCGTGGAGAGATCTTTACTGCATTCTCTAAGGTAGGCTATCCTCAAAGGGAGATTCCTAAAGAGGATACCTATGCCAGAGTCCGCATTGAGAATGACCTATTTCCGATCTGTGTACTTGAAGTTCCAGAAGGTTTTACTCTCTTTCGTTCTCATGCTTTAGTTGCCACAACTGTTGTTAATGAAAGTCTCAAGCGAAGCGGATTTCTTGATGGGTCTGCAGAGCAAAGAAGCGTCATGAAGTATGGCCTTCAATATGCTAACTCTATTGAAGGACGTACCGACGCTATTATCCTAAAGTACTTCCCTTCAATCGATCCTTATGATTTAGGACAAATGAACTATGAAGAGTGGTCTATGCGCTCAATGCAAGCAATACTCTTAGCAAAAAGTGTAGATAGTGTAGATCTGTTTAGTTTCCTGAC